GTGCCTTCATAGCCCATCGTCGCGGGCGACCCACTCGACCCGGTGCCTGTGGCGAGGATCTTCTCGATCACGGTCGCGCTGCGCTTCCACAGCACCAGCAACGCCGCCCGCGTATTGGTGCCGGCCGCGCCTGAGAAGATGTCATCGAAGAACGCCCGCACGCCCGCCACCGAGGGGTTCAGGCCGCCCGCGAGCCACAGCGCGAGGTTCGTCAAGCGTGTCGTGTTGATCGAGGACAGCCCGGCGAGTTCCGTGGAGTCGAACGTGCGCCCGGCCTCAGCGATCGGCACCATGCTGCGCCACACGATGAAGGCTGGCACGAGCGTGATCGACATGTAGCGGGCGAGGTCGAAATTGCCGTCGCCCGTGTTCGGGTAGGCGTTTAGTGTGGAGTCCGCGAGGATCGCGGCCTTGAGTGTCGCCTGCTGCTGTGTCGTCAATGCCATGTCGCGGTCTCCTTGGGAGTCCGTGCCGGCCGGGAGGGGCCAAGCACGGACCCGCTGTGTCTGCTACTTGGTGGCCGGTGCCGCCGCCTGAGCCGCGACCGCCTCTTCGCCGATCTTCACCAGTTCGCTCATGGCGTCCACCATGATCCGCTGCATCCTGGAGTGCGCTGCCGCTGGTAGGCCGAAGTAGATCGGGCCGCGCATGATGTAGCCCACGGTGCCGTCGCCTTTGATCGCGTAGGTGTCGCCTGAAATCAATGTCACGTTATCCATATGCCTTCTCTCTTTCCTCGTCGTGCTGACCGTGTGCGACTCGACGTCATTGCCGTGTCGGCGGTCAAACTTCACTCGCCCAATCCCTGCGTCGTGCAAGACGTCCAGGGCGTCTCGCCAGTGGCTCGCCTTCAGCGCCGCCGCCGCGCCCTCAATCGTCGGGATGGCCGGGTCGTACGGCGCCACCACGATCGACCGATCCCACTCGTCGCCGTAGACGTGACACCGAGGGCCGAGGCGTAACAGCCCTGACCCTGGCGGCAGCCATTCGATGAAGCCAGGCATCTCTCACCGCCGCGGCTTCCACGCCGACAACCGCATCGCCACGAGCGCCACGAGCACAAGGGCGATCGTCACGATCTGGCCCGTCGTCAATCCCGGCCACTGTGGGTCGTGCATCAGGCGCCACCGGAGCCCGAGGATCGTGCTCACTTCCCGAGCCCGCCCTTCCTCTTGGACGCCCGGATCGACTGGCCGCTGATCCATTCCAAGAACCCGTCGATGTAGTCGCGGACGGACGCAGACGCCTTCGCCTTGTCCCGCCGCAACCTGGCCACGACGGACTGCCGATTGAGCGATGCGCCGCGGTTGGCCGTCGTCGCCTTCCGCCGCGGTGTTGGCTCGAAGTCTTCGCTGCTGATCTTCTTCGCCATATTCACTTCTCCTCTTTCCATGTCATGCCGCCACCGCCGAACGGCGCCGTCGCCGGTTCTGGAAACCCTTCCGCACCCGAGCCCCGACCTGTTTCGGATCTTCCAGGGCGCAGATGCGCTGGCGCAGACGCTCCGCGATGTCTGACCGGCCCTCTTCCACCAGGTCGACAATGAGGGCGCAGAGGATGCCCACATACACCCGGCGCTGCTCGCGCATCTGCTCGACGGCGGCATCCACGGTGCCGATCATTCGGCGAGCTCCAGCCCGTCGAGCACGTGCACGACGCCAGGCACCGTCACCATCGTCTGGTACCACTTCCGGCCGGTATGAGGACTGAGCCGAGCGCGATAGATGCCCCAGGCGGCGCCTTCCATGTACTCGACCTCGAAGTCAGGGAAGCCCGCGTAGCCGTGATTCCCTCGACGGCTCATGTCCTTGATGTCGTAGACGTTCTGCTCCATCGTGCGGCGCGGCCGGTCCTCCATCCCGAAGGTCGCGGCGTCGATCACTTCGATGTCGGCTTCGTTGGCGATGGCGACCGCCTGATAGGACATGCGCGTGATGCCGTGTTCCGTCGCGACGCGCCAGCAGTGGCCTTCGTCTTGGCTGCTCATGCCTGGATTGAGATGATTCGGGCCGTTGTGCCAGGTGCGATCGGCGGTCGGGAAGTACTCGCGCAGCATCTCGTAGCCCGGCACCATGTGGTCGGTATGTTGGAAGTCCTCCCACATGTACGCGACGCGACGGACGAGCGGCGCCAGAGCCGCGAACACCGGCCCGAAGTCCTTCCGCACCAGATCCCAATCGAACCAATGCGACGCGGGGTCGTAGTACGGCGCGTTGTCGGTGAAGGCAAACAGCGTGAACTCGAATCCCTCGTCAATCAGCAGCTCGTGGAACTCTCGATAGCGATGCGGCTCCGACAGCCAGTTCGTGAACGGGTAGTCGTTGCCGTATCCGGCCGCGTAGGCCGGTCCCGTCGTGATGTGATTCGCGCCCATCGCCTTGTAGGCACGGAGGATGCGACGGGCTTCCTTCTCCCCGGACTCCTTCCAGACGGTGTCGACCTCGTCCATGAAGAAGATCGAGCGCGGATTGCGCCGTCCGTCCTCGATTGGCCCATACGGCGCGTTCGGGATCGTCACGACGAACTGCCCACGCAGCGGGGTGCCGGGCGCAGGCCGACCACCACCGCCGTCCGAGCCGCCGAGCAGGAGGAGTTCGGTCGCGCCCACTACAGCGTGTCCGCCACCACGAACGACCGCACAGCCAACGGGAGCCCCATGTTGACCAGCGCCGACTTGCCGTCCTTCGCCAGTTGGAAGTTCTCGGACGGCCCAACCTTCGCCGCGCCAGTCGAACGCGGCTCGAACGTGACAGGGTCAATCGATACGAACCCGCCGCCGGGGTGCTTGATGTGGTGGTACGTGTCGCCCACGAAGACCGGATCGACCACATCGGCCGAGGTGTTCTTGACGAGCGTGGACTTCGCGACGGTAAACGCGCCTTCAGACATAAACATCTCCAGGGCAAGGCCCGGCATCGGCACCGGGATCGGTGGTTTCGGGTTCGGTGGTTCTGGCGGTACGACAATCGGCGGCGGCGTCGCGGCCACCGGGAACAGCCGCCAGTCTGGCGAGGCCGCGCGCATCCGGTCGACGCACTCCTGGAGCGACGGGAAGGCGTCGAGGCCATCGTGTGGGCCACGGCGCTGCGCGAAGCCCCAGACGGCCGTCACGCCCTCGTGGATCGTCACGGGCCACAACCACCCGAGCACGTCGCAGATCTGCTGCTCGCTCCACGTGTAGGTGCCGTCGCCCTTGATGCCGCGGTCGCAGGGCAGGCAGAGAGCCACGGCATGGCCAGCGCGCCGGAGGCCATAGACGGTGGCGCTGACTCTGGCGGCCGTCTCTTCTGGCGCCTCGGCCCCAAACGGATAGCCGCACACCAGCGCCAGCACGGTCACGCCCGAGAGCACCGGCACGGCCGACACGGGATAGTCCGGCGTGTCACGGTATGCGTACATCGGCAGCGCCTCGCGGCGGCACCGGACGGCGGCCTTCTGCAAGTCGTCGCGGCCCAGCGTCACGAAGACGCCACGCGATTGTGACGACCGCGGCTCATCGGCGCCGATCAGTTCAGGCGCGTGGGACTCGTCGAACACGCCAACGCCGACCTCGTGCGGGCAGGGCGCGAAGTCCGGCACCGTCACGGCCTCGACCCACGGCGCACACGGCACGAACGCAGGCTGCCTGACAACGACATCCGTGCCGCCTATGGCGACCACCGCAGTCCCGTCGTCCTCGATCGCGAGATGCGAGGGCGTCTGCGTGGAGATCCGCGAGACCTCCCACGCCGTCTGCGTCTGCGCGTTCCAGGCCACGATCCGGTCGCCGAACCAGTCCTGCCCCACCGTCCAGAACCCGCGCGTGGTCGGGAGGCCGATGGTCAGATGGCCGCAGACGACCGTGCGGTGGTCGTCGGTAAACACGGGCACGCCGTCGAACACGTCGAGGAACCCCTGCGACGTGCCGCCCGTCCGTCCTGGCCGCTCGAGGTACGCCGCCAACGCTAGCGCCCGTGTGAGATGCACGACGCGATGGATGCTGCCGGTGGGCGCCAGCATGAACGTCACCTGCCAGCCGTCAAGCAGCGGTTCAATCCCCACGCACATTGTCCCGAAGGCCACGTCGCCTGCGTCCCACCGTTGGCCGAGGCTGTCGACGACCTGGCAGGAGCCCGAGCCAGCCTGGGCCACGGCCGCCACGACGCCTCGATCGTCCGCCGACGCACGGAGCCACCAAGCCGGCGTCGGCGCGAAGATCGCGTCGGTGACGAGCACCGCTTTGCCGTGGACGAGGGCTAGATCGCAGAACATCAGGCCAGCCCATCCTTCGCGAACTGCACCGCCCCGCACGCACACGTCGAGACACCCAGCCCAAACTGGTGGAGCCCGTTCCCACACCTGGCCGTGTACTTGGCCTCAGCGAAGAACTGGCGCCACTGTTTGCGGCTGGCGTCCCAGACGGGGATGCGAACGGCGAGCAGGTTCACGTCAGCCCTGCGCCTCAGACTCGCCCGCCTGTGCCTTCAGGCGCGCGATATACACGTCGTCAAGCTCGAGCACCCGCGCCGCAAAGGCGTCGAGTTCTTCCGTGGTCGGTTCCGGCCCGTCCGGATCGTCCCGGTGCCGCAAGTAGTGGACGAACGCCTTGACCGCCGTGATGACGATGGCCACGGGCGGCGCGATCACGCCTGAGAGCGCGATCAACTGCGACACGAATTGACCGGCTTCAGCGACGTACTGATTGGCTGTGGTGATTTTGGACATGACTGTTCTCCTACCGTCCGAGGGCCGCGCGAATGTCGGCGATTTGCTTGAGCACCTGGGCCACGATGTTGGAAAGCGCCTGCGCGTCCGAGCCGCCGAGCCCCTGAGAGAGCGCGAGAATCGCCTCCACCTGTGTTTGCAGCGTGCTGACGTTGACGGGAATCGGCTCGCCTGGCTTCCACGTATTCAGCCGCTCCACGGCGTCCTTGTGGAGTTCGAACGCCTTGAGCATCCGCGCGCTGAACTCGCGATGCCGCTCCGTGGTGAGCTTGGCGGCGGCGGCGAGAGGGCCAGCACATTCCAGGATCGGCGCTGTGGGATCGGCCTTGGCCTTGACCGGATCGCAGATGCCGGCTTCCGTGTGCACGGCCTAAATCAGCGTGATCTGGGCCACTTCAGCCGTCTTCAACGCGGCCAGCTTCTGCTGAGGCGTGCCGGGCACGGACGGCTGTGACTTGCCAGCGCACGCTGGCAGGACGAGCGCGAGAATGATGGTGAAATACAGCTTTCGCATACGTGTCTCCTTCAGATGTTTCCGGTGAGCAGCGGGTACTTGCTTTCCAACTTGCCGAAGATCGTGATGAGGTCTTTCCCTAGGCCGATAACCGCGGGCGCGAGCGCCGCGATCGCGCTCTTGAGGACCAGGTCCTGCAGGTCGCTGAACTCGAATAACTGCATCCCGGCGATCTTGTCGATGAGCGGCGCCCCAGAGAGGAACCCGACAAAGCCGGTCAGGAACGTGTTGATGAACCGGATCCCAATCGCCCGGAGCGGTCCGACCACCGTGAACACGACATTGGGCTGATGGTCCGGCGTCTTGGCGGTTGTGCCGGTGGTGATCGGCGCTCCGCCATCGCCCGCGCCAGTGCTGCCGACAATGGCCACATTCATCGGTTGGATCGGTAACGTCTCGGTCTTGATCTCGTCAGTCATGTGCCCTCTACGTCAGCGCCTCGACTTGCGAGGCAATCCTGTTGGCCCAGATTGACGCCCATCGCGCGTGCTCTCCTGGGTTGCCCTTGATCAATCGCCCTACGAACCGCATCCGAGCGCCGATGAGGAAGCGGGCCATCGCCTCTCGGTTGCAGGCCTCGACCTTCGTCTGCGTCTCCGGTCCATAGATCCCGTCCACCTTCGTGCGCAGCAGAAACTGCAGCTCGCGAATGACCCGATCGTGCGAACTGTTCACGGCCCAATCCACGATCGCGAACGCGAACGAGTCCGGGTAGTCGCACACGCCGATCAGCCGCGTCCGCACGAGCCAGACCTGGTAGTTCTGCGCCGCCTCGACAGCGTTCGTCGGCGTCGGCAGGCCGAACTGCGCGAGCCAGGCCGTCGTCTGCCCGAACCGGGTGACGCCCTTTCCGTCGCCGATGTCGGCCACGCCGCCCTCGTTCACGAGGACTTTGGCGATCACAGCGAGCGCGGCTTCGTCTCTCGTCATCGCGCGTCCTCGGGGAACATCGGCCGAGGCCGAGGATGGGTCCGGTAGTACTCGTCGGACTTCTCGATGGTCTCGATCTGCTTCTTCAGCGCGTCGAGCTTGTTCTGCGAGTCCCACTGCCGCGTCTTGATGCTCTCCATGTCGGCGTGCATCGAGGAGACCGCTGTGGCCATGTCCTCGACACTCTTCTTGACGCCGCTCCACTGCCCGCCGAAGAAGAAAATCCCAGAGATGACCGACATGCAGAAGATCGTGATCTGCAGCCACCGATCAACGCTCCAGCGCGGAAACTTGCCGTTGCCAGCCGCATAGGTCGTCTTCGAACTCGCCAAGACTTCGGCGCCGGCGATCTGCGTCAGCAGCATCGGATCGATGTCCGGGCACGCCAGCAGCACGCGATCGCGTAGGGTCCGCTGTCGCTCATCCATTCGTTCCTGCCTCCGTCATTGCTCGCTCGCGCATCGCCTGTCGTCTCCTTCTGGCCCCAAAAGACAAGGCCGCCCAACCGTGCGAATCCACGCACTGGTCGGAGCGGCCTTATCTCCGTGGCCTCCTGTCGTCTCCGCGCTCGCACCCCCGGGGAGAGGTGCGCCCGACCATCGGCCTGATGGCGGGTTCGGGCTTCCCAGCCCTAGCGGGACGTGCAGAACTCGTCTACTTCATGGGCACCTTCGCCACCAGCTTGCCCGTCTTCAGATCCAACGTCTGCCCTGGATTCGCCGCCTCGACCGTCGCCACGATCGCCGCCTGGGTGTCCGCCACCGGCCGGACCTGGCCGGCGATGACCTGCGCGTGAAGCTGCTGCAGCGGGCCGAGCTCCGCGTTGCAGGCCCCGAGCCTCGAGCGCTGGTCGGCGAGCTGCTGCGTGAGCGCGGCCTCCGTGGCGTCAGGCGCCTGCGCCACCACACGGAGGGCGAGGGCGAGACAGGTGAGGGCGCAAATGAACAAGGCGGCTCGCGTCATGCTTTGAACTCTCCTAGTTGCTGCAGTCTGTGCCGCTCGATGAGGCGTAGAGAATGCCCGTCGACGTATCGACGCAGACAACCTTCTTCCCAGTCGCCGCCCCGGTCGTCTTCAGGTCTTCGACCGACACCGTGCCGTCGGCCTTGACCCGCATCCGTTCGATCGGCGTACTGTCAGTCGTCAGCACACGTGTCGCCACGAAGAAGTCGCCCGCGGTGTTGCCGCTGTTGTTCGTCTGCACATAGCCAAAGCAGAGAGGGCTATAGGTGGCCGACCCTGCGTACCCGGCGCACACCGCCCGGTACTGTCCGTTGGTCGAGTCGCCCGCGCCGAAGATCAACTGCCCGGCGCTGGCGTTGGTCAGCGTCGTGCTTGGAGGTTTCTGAAGAATCAGGGATCGATCGGTGGCGAAATACCCCGCGAGCGTGTTATTCACGATGAAGCCGTACGAGTGATTCGTGGTGGTACCGATGCACCCCTTGCACAAGCTGTCGAAGTCGGTCGTGAAGTCCAATTGGACGGTGCCGTCCATGAGCCTGATGCCCGTCCCGCCGACTCGGTGGACCGTCAAGTCGATCCCGTTCACGACCGCGCCGTGGATGCTGACTTGTCCAGCGTCGTCCACGATGAACGGGGTCGTGTCGGCTGCCACGTCATTCACGAGCAGCGAATAGGCCGCGCCGAAGTTGTCGATCACGAACGGGACGGCCGTCGAACTAGCGAGCGTCGCCGCCTTGACGATCGATTGATTGCCGGTACTGTTCCCGCTGGTCGCGGCGGTGGTCTCGCCGAACGTCATCGTGTCGCCCGTGGACGTGCGCGCCCAGTTCCAGAGCTGCGCGCCATTGTTCCCGCTGGCGATCGTGTTCGAGGTCGTCGCCGCCGTGATGCCACTGAGCGCCGAGCCGCCGCCCGTCGACATCTGCGTCCAGGTATTCGTGGCGAGACACACATAGAACCCGGCGCCCGTCCCCGTCTTGACGTACACATTGCCCACGGTGCAGTTGGTCGGCAGCGTGCCGCTCGTGCTGATGTTCGTGGCCTGAGCACCGGCGCGTCCAGCCAGCGCCAGCCAAACGAGGACAGCGAGGAACCCCTTCATCGTCATAACGTGATCCCCGCAATCGTGTAGGTGGCGCCACTGATCCGCACCTTGAGCGCAACCGTCATCGTCGGGCTCGTGCCCGTGCGGACGACCCACCAGGTGTCGTTAGCAGGCGAGCCAGGGTCGGCCGTGAGCAGGACGCCGCCGCCCGTTGAGTCGAGGACGTTCGCGGCCATCGCCAGGCCGCTGCCCACCGTCACGGCTTCTATCTGGCCGGTTGGCCCAATCCCGAGCAGCGACGTGGACGTCGCGCCACTCACGTCGCCCACCTGCACCGTCTCGGTCGACTCAAACTTCCCGAAGACCTTGAGCTTGCCCGTCTCGGTGTGCTCGTTCGTCTCGCCGTCTAGCCCGAACGCCGCCGCCCGTGTGGCCCGCACGGTCGTCTTCTCGCCCGCCACGAACGCCCCGCGGATCGTCTCGGTCGGCGCCAGGGCCATGTAGATCAGGGCGTCCGCGCTGCCGGAGACGGCCGAGAAGTCGAACGTGATGTCCGTCGCGGATGCGCCGGCGACCGTCGCCTGCATGACCGCCGCGCCACTGCTCGCGTTTCGCGTTTCGATCACGAGGTCTTCGTACGTCGAGCGCCGATACACGCTCGGGTTCGCCGCATCGACGCCGCCGATCCAGGTGCCCCCGGAGTCGTCATCGTCACGCTGCCAGGCGCCCATCGACAGGCCCATGCCGTCGGCGTTCTCTGAGGCCGTCGACCCGAGGGTTTGCAGGATGACCAGATCCGGCTCGAAGGGCAGCGTGACGGCGGTGGTCGTCGCCGTAAGCGGGGCCGTGAACGACCCGAGCGCAAACCGCACGCCGCGCACGCACAGGACGTGCTGGATGGGCTCGATCCCAGCCAGTTCCACGTCACGGGAGAACGTGTACCCGTCGTCGAGGTTTGCCGTGATCCGCCCGTCCATCATCGACGCCGCGCCGCTGAGGTTGGCGATACGGACGGACGCCACCGCGTCCGTCATCTGGCCGCGGTAGTTATCCGCCGCCCCGCCCGTGCCTCGACCGAGCGTCCAGCCGCACACGTTGTCGGTCGCGTTAGAGAAGCCGAACCCGTGGAACGACCCCGAGGGCGCCCCGTGGCTGTAGTCGCCGTCGTCGAACTCGTCGGCGGTGCCCCCCATAACGATGTAGGCGCTCGGGCGGAACCCGACGCTCGTCACGTCGAGCGATTCCCCGGCCCCGCAGGTGATCTTGACTTGCGTCAGCGCCGTCTGAATATCGCCACCGAGCACGACCGCGTGAAAGATGGCCGCATCGCTGTCGTTCGTCGTCCAGTTGATCGTGAACCCGTCCGACGTGAACGCCCCGAAGACGCCCGCCACGAGCAGCGTCGGGTCCGACCCGTCCGTGGCCGTCACCTTGTACGCGATGTGGTCCGTCTGTTCCGCCTGCGAACTGGTCGTCGTCGCCTCGCCGCCGGGATGATTGATGCACCGGCAACTCTGCAGCGTCCCATCGGTGAGCCCGAGACTGATGATCGCCGCCGTCGTGGCGCCCACCGCCGTCTGATAGGACGTCCACAGGAGCAGCGCCTTGCCGGTGAAGCCGACACCTGTCACCGTCTGCACCCCGGTGCTGGTCGCTTTCGTGAAGCGGAGGTACTTGGAGGACAGCGCCATTAGGTGTCCCCGATGTGGCAGTCGTAGCCGAAGGCTTGACACCCATCGAAGTTGGCGGCGTCGATCGAGGACAGGTCTCCGCAGACGAGGCTCACCTCGTCCTTGTAGAAGAGGAAGCCGACGTTACCGCCGAACGCCCCGCCGTCGTTGAACTGGACGGCGCGGTTCGGTGGGAACGGCGCCCCACCGCCAGCCGCCGCAGGTCCAGTGCTCGCCGACTTCGATCCTGTGTTCAGCCAGTCCTTGTACAGTTGCCGGAACGAGCCCCGGAACGTCTCGCTGTCGATGGCCGTGACCGAGTAGCGGAGGTCTTGCATCGTGTTCGGGTTGACCGGCTTCACCTCCGTGATGAGGTACTGGCCGTTCACGTTCCGATCCGCGATGGTCAGCGTGATCGTCTGCCCTGGATGCAAGCCCGCGCCGTACGTGTCGAACTTGACCGTCGTCAAGATCTGGAGGAACTGCGACAGGTACGTCTCGGCCGTCTCGGTCGCTTCCGTCTTGTCGAAGATGTCTTCGCGGACGACGACGGTTTCATATAGCCCGTTGAGGCTGATCTCGGAGGCGTCCTCAACGATGACCGTCTGAGGGAACTGCGCGTCATAGCGGAACACGAAACCGACGGTATTCCCTACCGCTCCAGATCGTCGCGTGATGGTGTTCGCGTCTGGGTCGTATTCCCAGAGGAAGCCGGCAGGGGCCGACTGTCCACCGATCGATTCCGTCGTGCCGTCGTTGTAGTTCACGACGCCGTAGGCAATCGCCCCGTCCTCGGTTGCCACGGGCGCGAACGGCCCAGCGACGGGTAGTTCCACCGGGAACGTCGCCAGCACGCCGTTGCCCGTGTGCGCCTCCGTCTGCAACACGAGCGGCCCAGCCTTGCCGTATTTCAGGACGACGCGGTTGAAGTACTTCTCGCGGCTGCGCTCGACCGTGATATCCCCGACGTGGTTCCCGTCGCCGTCGATGACGTTGAATGGCGCCGACAAGTCCCCGAACTGCACCATTCGTAGCGACTTGTTGTAGTCGATGCCGCCGATGAAGCCCGTCAGTTGAGACAGCCGGTTGATGACGTCGATGAAGCGGTCGCCGTCGATGACCACCTCGGGCAGCGTCGGCCCGTTCACCTGTGAGCCGGACAGCGACACCCCGTAGGGTGTGACGTAGGGCTCGAGCTGCTGCAGCGCCTGCTTCAGAGTCGAACCGGCCGCGATGGTTTCGTAGACGAACCGGCGTTCCCCGATGCTGTTGTAGGCCACGCTATCGACGAGCGTTTCAATGTCGTCGATGGGCTGACCGTCGGCCCCAGACTCGGCCGTCTTGTCGACGAACCCGCCCCACACGCGGACGGCATCGCGCGTGATCACAATGTCGGCCCCGAGCGCCGGCCGGAACGCGCCCGCCACGGACTTGAACGCCGCGCGCATCGTGTTGACGCCGTTGGCGACTTCTTGGATATTCAGCGAGCCGAGCGCGCAGTCTCGCTCAACTCCGCCGATGGTCACGCTCCACACGGTCGGCATCAGGCCAACCTCAGCCGGATGACTTCATCCACCAGATACGGGGCGACCCATTGCGCGGACTTCTTGCCGTCCTGCTCGAGAATGACCGTGACCATGCCGCCTGACGCGCCGCCAGCGATGGACACCCCAGCGCCTTCTGGAATGACCGCTTCTCTGCCGTGGAGCATCGCCAAGGTGCCCGTGCCGAAGTCGCGGAAGCCGTCCGTGCCCCACTTGAAGCCGGGCACACGGATCAAGTTGCCCATATCGTCGTAGTAGGCTTTCGCTTCGCCGCTGCTCGGGCTCGCACCAGAGGCGTCCCAAATGCTGGTGGGGCCGCCGTTGTCTTGCAGGGGATCCGGCGTGACGCCGCCGCCGCTGAAGTCGCCGGCAGCTTCGCGGGCGAGTTCTTCCGCTCGCGCCTGTTGGCCTTCGGGTGTGTCCCAAAATGTGCCGACCTTGCCTTCAAGTGACGCCGCGTAGTCGCGCCACGATTGCTGTGGGTCAGGCCCCTTGTCGAGCCAGTAGAGCAACGCCGGCAGCGCGAAGGCCCCGGCGATGGCGGCGGCTGTGCCAATCCCTGCACCAGCACCCGCCGCAGTGCCGGCTGCGGTGCTGCCGCCCGTCGCGGCCACAGCGCCCCCAGTCGCTGCTGACGACGCCCCTCCGAGCACACTGCTGAGAATCCCTGAAAACGCGGACCCGAACGAACCCGTCCCGCTCAGGATGTTCGCCAGCCCCTTGAAGAACATGTTCGTGAGGTTCCCCATGAGGTCCGCCACGATCCGCATGGCCGCGCCCTTGATGGATTCCCAAATGTCGATAAAGGCATCGTGGAAGCCCTTGGCGCCGAGCATGATCTGCGCGAAGGAACCAGAGATGGCCCCTTCGAGGGTCTTGAACGTGTTGCCGACTTCGTCCTTGAACTCACGCCACGGGTCAGGAGGTGGGGCTGGCAGCTTCGCGATCTTGGGCGCGATGTCATCGAGCATCGAGCCGATGCCCTTCCCGCTGACGATGTGCTTATTGAACTCGTCCGTCAGTTGCTGGGTCGTTTTGACGGCTTCGAGCTGAACCGTCGGCAGGCCCTTAAAGGCATCGCTCAGTTGCCCGTGCGCCAGTGCGGCGAGGTGCGCGGCGTCCTCGATGTTCTTTTCTGCTTGTCGGATCCGCTCAAGGATCGGCGGCAAGGCCGCGCCCTGATCGTGGAGCTTGATCAGTTGCTTGCCGAGTTCCTGATACTGGTAGGCCGTCAGCCCGCCCTGACGCTCGGCCATCCGCACGGCTTCATTGAGCGTCTGGACCTGGTCGGCTAGTTTCTTCCCGGTGTAGGTGTCGGCCAGGTCAGAGACGGCCTTGGCGTGCGCCTTAGCTTCCCTGGCCGCTTCCTTGTGCGCGTCCGACTCTTCCTTCGTGTCCTTCGCCGCCTGCTTCGACTTGTGCCCTTGGTTCTCGACCGCTTTGGCGGTGTCATTGGACGCCGCCCGTAGGTCTTCCGCTTTGGCCTGCAGGAACTTCATCGCGCCTGCGTAGTCGATCGAGGCGTCCGCCCCGAGCTTGATCGCCTGGTTGATCAGCTTCTGCTGTGATTCCAAGGGCTCAGACGCATCGCGGTAGCCCATGACCTTCTCGGTCAAGTGCTGAACCGCCGCCGTCGCGCCGGTTATATCGCCAACCCACGCGCCGATCTTCCACGACACAAACGCGGTGCCGGCGACGGCGATCGCCGGTCCCAAGAACGCCAACGACGCCTTCAGGCCGTTCATCGCGGCCGTCAGCCCGACGGTGGCGATCCCATTGGTCGTGAAGGCCGCCGTGACCGCCGCGGCCGACAACGACAGTTGGCCGAAGATATAGAGCGCCGGCCCGGCGGCGGCGACCAAGCCCGTCAGCCCCAGCGCCGCGAGTTGAATCGGCGCCGGCAGCGACGTGAACAGCTTGACCGCGCCTTCGATGATAGGGATCAGGTCGCCAGACCACCGCACGAGCGTCTGAATCGCCGGCAACAATGCGTTGCCAATCGTGATCCCGACGTCGGTGATGTTGTTCCAGAGGATCTTCAACTGCGACGACGTCGTGGCGAACCGTTTCTCGGCTTCAACGGTCAGCGCCGTATTGTCGCGCCATGCCTGATTCGACACGTCCAAGGCATGCGAGACCTGGTCGCCAGCGCCCGCGAGACGCTTCATCACGTCCTGCACGTTGGCGCCCTTCAGGCCCATCTCCTGCAGGATGATCGTCAGGTTCTCGCCCTTGTCGCCCGCTTTGCCGAGTCCTTCGATGTACCGTTTCAGCGCCTGTTCGGCGTCAGACTTGAAGAGCTTGGCGAACTCATCCGCCGCCATGCCGGCGGTGGAGGCGAACGCTTCGAGTTTCTTCCCACCCGTGTCCACCGACACACTGATCGCGCTCATTACCTTGGAGAGCGCCGTGCCGCCGAGTTCTGCGTTCAGGCCGACATTGGCCAGGGCGGCGGAGAAGCCCAACACCGCCTGCTCACTCAGGCCGATCTGATGGCCAGCACCAGAGAGGCGTGACGCGAAGTCGACAATCTGTGCCTCGGTCGACGCGCCGTCATTGCCCAAGGCGACGAGCGACGAGGCGAAGCGATCCGTGTCCTTGCCGGCCGCGTTGAAGATGTTCTGAATCTGCGCGATCGACGTCGCCGCCTGATCGGCCGTCAGGTTCGTGGTCACGCCGAGCTCGGCCATGACCTTGGTGAACTTGAGGATGTCTTCTTTTTTGATGCCGAGGGAGCCGGCCGCCTCACCGATCTTGTTCAGTTCGTTGACATTGACCGGGAGTTCCTTGGCCATGTCGCGGAAACTCTGCGCGAGTTGCTTACCGAACTCAGTGAGCCGTCCGCCATTGTCGGTGACGCCGTCGACCGTCTTGCCGATGCCAGCGAAGGAGTCTTCGAAGTCCATCGCCAGTTTTGCTGCGCCCGCGCCGATACCCACAAGCGGCAGCGTCAGGCTCTTAGTGAGGGCGGATCCAAGCTGCGTCGCCTGTTGGCCGATCGACTTCAGGTCTTTCGTCCACGCCTTCGCCGCCTGCGACACCTTGGCCGAGTTCGTCTCAAACTCTGCCGTGTCGAGGGTAAGAATCGTCCTCAGCGTGCCGATGACCGCAGACCCTGCCATGAACCCCCTACCGCGTCGATTTCCTGGTGCGCACACGGCCGCCATACTGCGCGGCTAACATGTGGAGCACCGACTTGAGTTTCTCTTTCGTCTGCTTCCGATCAGCCGGCTTCTTCGGGAGCAACGAGGCAAACTCCGGCATCTTTTTCTTGTTCTGGGTCATGACCCAGATCCGCACCGCCTGATAACCCGCCAAGGTCAGCAACTCGACCTCGTCTGAGTGCCGCTCCTTCGCGGCGGCCAGTTCCCGGTACAACTCCCTCGGCGTCATCCGCCAGAAGGCGTCTTGGCTTAGCCCGATGCGAATCGCCTGGATCAAGTTGTGCCTCCAGACGTTGCCGCGCCTGGCTAAGCCTTCCGAGGGCGCTTCTTGTCTCCCTCAACGGCGGTCACGTCTTCCTCTGTGGGCGCAGATGCTTTCAGGCTGGACTTCAGCGCGGTATTGAGTTTGGACATCCCTCCGACTTTCGTGATGAGGTCATCCACGCGGTCCATCGTCATCTCTGGGTGATGCCGCTGGAGTGACGCCCAGAGCAGCCCTGAGATCGCGCGATACTGACCGCGATTCGCGGCGGCCAAAATCTCGTGATACACCGCGTCTCGCTTATTCGTGCTGAGTTCCGCTTCGAGCGACCGAATGGCGTTCTGGTCCATGACCATCGTGAACGTCTTGTCGCCCAACTTCACCGCCGTCTCGCCGCGTTCTGGATTCGCCACCAAGCCTTCACTCATTCCTGCATCGCGTATTCAGTTGTGTGTTGCTGCCCTGACCCCGCGGAACCTGCCGGCCCCGGGTGAACCCCGCCGGGAGATCAGAGCAACGGCGAACCGACGCCCGACTATGGGAGGTCGGCGTCGTACGATTCGGTCGGCTGAATCGTCGAGGTGAAGTCGATCACCTTGTCGTCGACGCTGATGCCGCCGGGCTTGAAGCCCGCGACGTAGCCCCGGAACGGCCACTCGGTCACCGGCGATCCGTCGTTCAGCACGATCTTGAAGTTGTGGGTCGTGCGTGCGCGCCAGATGGCGATCAGGCCGCCCGTCTGGAATGGGCCGGAACCGCCGCCCGCGTTGGACTGGCTCTCATCGCCAGGCAGCCAGGTGCCGGTGAGTGTGAACGGCCCAGAGTCGCGCATGCCAGGCATGTGCTCGTGGTGCGCGTCCGGGCTGCGGAGGTGTGTCCGCTTGATGTCGGCCGTGTTCATGTCCCCCGGCTCGATGCTGTTCACCGCGGCGATCGCCTGGAAGTTCTCCGGGCTGGCGCCGTCGCCCACCATGATCTGGGCGCCATACCCGTGGATCGCCTCGTCGAGTGCGTAAAACGTATCTGTCCGGTCCATAGCTATGCTCCTTGAAAGTCGTTCGATCAGCCGCGATGCGTGACCCTGTAGTCGCGCATCACCTTCACAATCCCCACCGCGTCCGCGTCGTACTCCCGCTTCACGTCCACGGGCAGGATCGACAACACCTCAAATGCTGGTGAGCCGATCGCGCCCGAGAATCCGGCGAGGCCGCTGCCAGCGCCGTCGCCTTTGATGAGGGCGTCGATCTGGTTCGCGACCGCGTACGGATCGACGCCGCTGTTCTCCGGCGCCACCGAGTCCACCTGGACGCGGCAGGCCAGGACGCCCACCGTGCCTCGGTGGTGGAACGGCTCGTTCTCGCTCACCTGCTGCACCCGTACGCCTGACCGCTCGCCTTGGCGCAGTTTCAGCACGCGCACGCGGTCGGACACGAGCGCCGAGATCCCGGTCAGCGACAAGATGCGCAGCGCGATCGCCGTCTCGACCGTCACGACTCATCCCTCGACTGGACGTAGGACTGGATGTGCTCCCACGTCCGCGTGCGGATAATCCCGAGCGACCGTTCGGCTTGGCCGTCAAACGCCGGCCGCATGAACGGGTGCGCGCCGTGGTGGACGGTGCCCCACTCCTGGTAGTAGCCGTAGAAGAAGTTCTTCGTTGGGCCCCAGACGACTGTCGCCGCTTTCTCGTCTCCGAACTTGTCCATACCACCGGCGCGAGGATTCCCGATCTCGATGTTGTCGGCGAGATCCGGCAAGCCAGGCCGGCGAGGAGCCATCTTCCGCGCCACTGCGACCATCGGCTCGGCCGCTTCGATGAGGACGGCCTTAGTGATCTGCAACCGCACAGCGCGCGGCAGGCTATTGAGCATGGACGCCAACTCGGCGCCGCCTTCGATCTTCATCGTGATCACGCCGTCTCTCCTGACGGGTTGGCGATCGTCGTGAGTTCGATCCCGTCCTTCCGTCCGAGCGTCCGGCCAGCCACGATGTTGAGCACGCGGCCCTGGTAGACCAGCCGGCGGTCCTTCGTCACATCGAGCAGATCCGGATCCATGTCCGTGCGATAGCCCATCACCCAGCGGCCGTCGTAGGCCGACTGGACCTGCATCGCCTGCAGCCGTTCGGCGCCACGGAGATCCTCCTTGGCCATCCACACGGTCAGCCGGCGCGTGCGCGCCCAGTCGTCGACCGGGAACTCCGTCGTCGATGTCCCGTCGCGGCGGTATTGGATCACCACGCGCTTGTCCCGATCGCCAGGCTCGAGAAGGTGGTTCATCCGCGCACCTTCGTCCAAAACCGGCTCGTCTGCAGCACGGCCGGCGTGTAGTTCAGCCCCTGCACCGACAGCGACCGCAGCTTGTAGAACTCGCCCACAGCCAGGGCGATCCCGATGTTGATCTTGGCGAGCTCGGGATCGTTCACGTCCTCGTAGCCAGCCTCGTAGGTCACCGTCACGGCATCAGGACGGCCGTAGGTGCTCGGGAAGCTCTCGCCGTCAATCGGCCGCACGATCGCCTTCGTGTATCGGCCCGACGGCACCACGGCGAACTCCGCAGGAGAGACGGCCAAATCCTGGAGTTCGTTATCGGCGTCGTAGTACTGCAGCGACGTCACCGCGATGAGCGGCGGGCGCTGGAGCACGATCTGTCCGCTGGCTGGGAAGCCATCGAGGACCATCTCCCAGGTCTGCGGCATCAGGGCCCGCTGCGTCTCATGCTCGGCGTCGTCCGCGAACGCGCGAATGGCGTTGGTCACGAACTCCTCGTCCGCGTCCTCGCAGGCGCCTCTGAGCACCTGGTCGTAGACGTACTCCGTCCTCATCGGGAGTTGCGTGGGCGCGACGGTCCGGCGCGTGCTCCACAGCACGCCGTCATCCCACAGGGTGACCGCGGCGCGCGTCATGACGCCGCCACCTCCTGATAGGGGAACGACAGCACGCGCGGCGCCCAAGCCCGACCGCGTTGCGCCACGAGACGCTTCACTGCCGCGTCTTCGGGCTGTTTACGCAGGTACCGCACGGTTGAGGAGTCGCCCTGGTACTCATGGCGCACGAGCGGCCGGTCCTGAATCTGCATCCGGGCCACAGGCGCCAGACGCCGACGGAAGTCGCCGTCGGTGCCGTAGTGGCCGGACAGCGTCTCGTCGTACCCGCCGGTGCGCCAGAAGGTGTCGCGCGTCAGGAAGAACGACGCCGAGTGTGGGTGGATCGCCGCGCCCGTATGCTCCACCCGACCGAACCCGTAGGCCACCGCTGGATCGTGCGACCCGTAGACACATGCGCGCATGGTGTCGTTGGGCACCACATGATCCATGTCAGTCATGAGCAGCCAGCCTGGCGCGGCATGGTGCGCGCCGATGTTACGGGCGGCCAGCCAGTTCCACCGGACGTCCACGCCGATCCGAAAGAGCCGCATCGACACCGGTGGCGCTTCTGGCAAGACCGCCGGCGTGGGCGAGCCGTCGTCCACGACGATCACCGAGACGAACGGCGCCACGTCGGCCGCATAGTTCCGCCACTCGGCGATCTGCCGCTGGAAGAACTGCGGGTTCTCGTAGTACGGCAACACGAGCGTGACGGCCTTCGGCGTGTCGCCGATTGGGACCGACACAGTCTTGAGATCACGGCACCAGAGGGCCATCAGGCGGCCCTCCAGATCGCGTCAAACCAGGGCCACTGCGCCGCGGCGACGTGGTTCTTCGGCTTCTTCGACAGCACCACCCTCGCGCCGGTGGGAATCGTGCCGGCCTGGCTGAACGTCGACAATCGAGGGAACCACGCTGCCGGCATCGTGTCGATCGAGGGATACCGTTCTCCGATGAGGTCTTGGTCCCCCCACAGTCCGGCCTTGACGGCTCCGCGCCACCCTTCGAACAGGTCCGGGTAGATCCCGCCGTCAAACACCATGACCGACGAGTTGAACCGCTTCACGACGCGATACGGTGGCCGCGGCTGGAAGGACGAGGTGTCATCCGGCACGATGGCGAACGGCGCCGGCCAGTCCAGGACCGGCGCGAGGTCGCCCACGATCAAGGTGTCCAGATCGAGGTACAAGACTCGCCCCGTCAGGCGATGGGCTGGTTTGAACAGTTCGAGCTTCGACCACCACCCTGGCAGCGGGCTCAGATTCGGCACGGCGATCGGGTCGATGCCATGCGGCACCTCGTCAGGCCGATCCGTCAGGCAGACCATCCGATACGGACGGTCGATGTGCCGCCGCACCATGGCTGAGAGGTTGGCGACATACTCCGCGGTATAGGGCACGTTCCCCTTGACCCACACGCAGGCCACTGTCGTCATCGGCGCACCCCGATCACGTACGACCGATTCACCGATCCGAGGTCGAGACGTTCGAACGTGTAGCAGTAGTCAGCGCCCTTCAGTCCTGCCGCCACCGCCGGCATCTGGACGTCGTCGAAGATCGCAATGTCGCCCGAGGCTTGGCGCTTCGCGAGCGCCTTCCACTCCGCCGAGACCGCCTCCGTCGAATGCTTGCCGTCCACGAAGGCTGAGTGCACGTGTGCGTCTGACCGCTTGAGGAAGTCGATCCCGGTGGACTCGTGAAACCTAATGCGGGCCGTCTCTGGCCATGGGGCCAGCACGTCAGACAACGTGCAGAGACGATCCACTTCCGCAACCGTATTTCGACGCACAAGCGCCGACTGCGGCAGGACATCGACCGACTCCACGCTCGCGTGCTCAGCCTGGCTGTCCTCAATCGCCCACAGCGCGCAGAGCGCGGAGAAGCCCTTCGCCGTGCCAATGTCGACATGGGCGTAGCCGGTGGACCATCCGGCCGCATTCATCGCCTGGATGCGGGATCGCACGGCCGCGTAAATCACTCGCCCGTGCTGCCAGTTCGGCGCCGCGGCCTTGAACGGGCAACTGAGCACGCGGGCGGCCGACTCGAGCCGATCGCGGTCGAGACTGAATCCCATCTTCGCCTCGAAGGCGTCGACAGACGGATACGCCTTGGCGCGCTCGGACGCGAAGATCTGCGCGTACTGCTCGGCCGTCGTGGTCTGTGGTCGTGGGTCGAGTCCCATAGCTACTCCTGACCCTCCGGCGTCCAGATCTCGTCCGAGTGCACGCGGGCCACAAACTGATAGCCCTGTGCCGTCAGCCAGTCGCGCACGTCATCCGGTGGGACGCCGTACCGATCGCTGTGCTGGTTGATCTCGATCAGCATCACCGGACGGCATCGCTCCACGGTCTCAACGGCGCCGCGTAACGCGAAGAGTTCATACCCCTCGAGGTCCAGCGACAGCAGATCGCAGTGCTCCAGGGCCAAGTCGTCCACGCGGAGGGTCGGGATCACGCCGGCGCCAGACACGTGCGTCACGCCTGGATGGCTCGGCTTCCCGTCGTCGCGCGCATCGCTCACCGCCACCAGGCCGTGCGTGTCTCCGAGTGCCGCTTGGATCTTGATGACGTTCGGTTGGGCGGCATGGCGCACGAGCTCCTGGAAGCACGCCGGCGACGGCTCAAAGCAGTAGACCGTCTCGAACGTGTCTCCCAACCACTTCGGCCACACACCCAGATTGCCGCCAGCCTGCACCGCAACGCGCTGCTGAGGGGCAAGTCCAGCGGCCCGCTGCAACGTCGGGAGGTCGCGCGTCGCGTACTTCACCGCGTACTGTTCCGGCGTGAGCGGGATCATGCCGCCACCCCGTAGTGCTTACGCACCCAGTCCAGGCGCTGTGCGCGCCAGTGCCACGGGTCGACGTGGCCATGGAAGTTGATGATCCGCGCGTTCTCTGGGAGGTAGTCATCGCCTTTCGGCTGGACGTGCACGCGGAACGAATACACGCCGTCCTGTTGCCCGAACGTGGCCTCTTTCGGCCCGAGGCAGTAGGAGATCCACCCCTGGTCCGACCCGAACTTGCCCGCCCGTTTGGCCAGAAGCGGCGACGTCTTCGGGTTGAACTCGCTCCAGACGCGCGGCCGAGCGCCCGCCGTCAACATGAAGAGCGAGCCGTTGTACCACTGCTTCGCCTGGTCGGCCTGGCCCCAGATGACGAAGTCTTCCGTCCGGTTAAAGATCGGCGCCAGGTCACCCACGATCACGGTGTCCAGGTCCATCGACACGATGCGCGGCCCGAGCAGCGAGGCGATCGTCGGATCGAACAGCTTCAGGCGTCGATAGCAGCTGGGGTTACCTCGACCGTGCGGGCTGGGCACGCTGGCGAAGTCGTCCCACAGGGGAATCGTCTCGACATCCTTCAGCCCGGCCGGATCGTCCGTGACGCACACGAACCGGTGCGGCTGCGCATAGTTGCGCCGAATCATGTCGCGCAACACGATGACGGTTTCAGGCCCGAAGACCGACCGATACCCCGTGGGCGGCTTCCATCGGAACGTCGCCACGGTCAACATGCGACCGCCTCTCGGCTGCGAGCTTGGTGCGTCCGCACGTCGCCGATGTGCACCATGACGTTGTCGACCACACGCGCCGTCTTGAGGCGGAGTTCGCGGATGCCTGAGCAGTGCAGGTCGACCAGGGGCCGTGTGCGCGTCACCGACGGCTGCGCGCTCCAGTGGATCAGCCCGTATTCGGCCGGCTCAGGAGACTTGCCGAGCGCCTTCCATTTCACGGGCTTTTCGGGCTTCCACTTGTTGACGATGTGGCACGGGTCGGTCTGGTTCGGCCCCTTGAAGGCCCCAAACAGGCGCAGCGTATAGAGCCACTTGATACTCGCGACGTGGTGGAGCAGCGCCCACGGAAACGGCCGCACGGAATCAATGTCGTTCTCGAGGAGCAAGATCCAGTCGGCGTGGCGTGCGGCGGCGACGATCAGGGCCGTCCTGAGCGGCAGGCAGCCGATGCGCGCCTTGGTTCGCACCAGCGTCTTGAACCCGTAGGCGTGCGCCAGGTCCCGGTTCTCGGTCGTCGCTGATGCGTCGTCTCCGTGGAACAAGGCGAACCGCTTCAGATCGTTATGCGCGGCGAAACTGGCCAACGTCCGGGCCGTGTAGTCACTCCGGTCGGCCGTCTGGAGGCACACGGCGACGCGCATCATGCCGCCACCTCGAGGCCCAACGCCTCGCGTACCGGACGGCACGGAAAACAGGTCAACGACGTGTGCTCGGTCGCGTTGATCACTTCGACGCCGAGTTGCTTCAGCGGCGCCACCATCGTCTCGAAGTGCTTCCGGAACGACGGATACAGCGCCTCGGTCTGGGTCAGGCCTGAGGGATGGTTGCCAAAGAAGTGCGCGCGACCGTTGCGGTAGCTCAGGTTGTAGCCGAGTAGGACGATCTTGGCGGCGCCGAAGTGCACGGCCAGGTTGATCGCGGCATAGCCAGAATTGCGGCCCGTGCGGAGACCGTCCGGTGACGTCTCGATCCCGTCCGGCCCGGCGTTCCGCAAGACGGTGATCTGCGGCAGTTTGCCGAAGGGGTTACGCTTGCCGACGCCGGTCCCGACCCCGTAGCGACGGCCGGCGAATGTCGGCACGCCGTTGTATTTCGGCCACCAGGCGCGGTCGCTCGAGTAGAGGACGTCGGCCCACGGCGCGAGGCGATGTGCGTCGTTGACGGCAATCACCCGCACCTTGTCTCGGCAGAGGTCCACATCGGCCTGCGTCAAGCTCGGCCCGGTCGCCAGGCAGGCCACCGTCTCGCCCGGCCAGAGCCTCGGCACGGTCACCACTTGGCCGGCCCTCGCTCCCCTTGGGGCCCACGGGGGCCCACCGGACCGGCGACCGACTTCCCTTCACGGCCCGCTTTCACGCAGAGGCGCCAGGACGTTGCACCATCGCCCGGTCGCTCGGTTGTGTCGGCCTTGGCGATCCACATCGACCCGCCGTAGGTCACGCAGTCGCCGGCCTGATACGACTTGGCGGTACTCCACACGTCGAAGTACAGCGGCACCTGAAACCGCATCGGAACTTCGAGACGCTTCTCGCCGCGGCCGAAGACCAGCGTCGTGGTCCGCTCGCCGTCAAACGACGCCGTCATGAGGTCTTCGATGCTGAAGGTCAGGCCGTCCTGGCCGTCTTGGCCAGGAGCGCCGTCCTTTGGGACTGGGATCGCGGCGACCGCCTTGGCGATCTCGGCGGACACGAACGCGGGATCCACGCTGGTGCCGTCCTTGCCGTCCTGGCCATTGGTTCCGTCTTTCGGCACGGGGATGGCCGCCACCGCTTCTGTGACCATGGCCTTGACCGCGCCCATGTCGACGTCGGTGCCGTCTCGGCCGTTCGCGCCATCTTTCGGCGTTGGGATCAGGTCCACGACCATCTTCGCCAGGGCCACGAGGTCCATGGACGGCGCGTCCTTGCCAGGCGCCCCTTCTCGGCCGTCACGAGGCACCGGCAGGAGCGCCGCAACCTTCATCGCAATCACGTCCGTGTCTGGCGCCGGCGCGTCCTTCCCGGGTGCCCCGTCAAGGCCCTTCTCACCCGCGGGCCCACGCTCGCCAGGCGTCGACTCTCGCTGCTCGAGCACGGCAATGCGGGCCAGTAGCGGCTCGGTCGCCTGCGCGATCGCCTGCCGCACCACTGGCGCGAAGCCTTCCGCCACGGCCGTCAATTCCGCCTCAGTCACGCGGCCATCGCTTTCTGAAGGGCCAGGAGGGCGCGCGGCACGAGCAGGGCCGACTTGTTCGCGGCGTCCGCTGGCATCGCGTCAGGCGCGGGCGTGTCAGGCTTGCTTGTCGCTGTTTCAAACGGATCCGCCTTGGCGTCCCGCTTGGCGAGCGCTTCCAGACTGTAGTTCTGCTGCTGCGCGAGGGGCGATTCGCCGCCCTTGACCGGGCCGAGATCGAAGAACCGGCGCCGAGCTTCGTTGTAGGACATGCCGCCGTTCACCGCTTCCTTGGCGGCCGTTGACCGCGACGACGTGTCCATGCGCAGCAACGACTCGAGGTCGAACTCCGTCCCGAGCGTGTTCCCGGTGCTCAGGCCGAAATCCAGCAGCGACTCAATCGACTCGTAGTGGTACTGCAGGCAGTCCGAGTAGTAGAGGATGTTGGCCGCTTCCACCGAGTTGTAGGCCGGCATCGCGCCGATCCCGACCTTGAAGCCCGGCACGTGAAACGCGGAGCACACGTTCTCGCCGGACAACTTCAATTGCTCGATCAGTTGCATGTCGACGTTACTGATGAGCTTGAGGTCTTGGTATTTCAGGTCGGCCGTCAGCACCGCGACGCGGCCCTGGTTGTCGCCGCCGTAGTTGGCCTGCCATTCCGTCTGAATCTGCGCGATCTGCTCGTCCGACAACGGCGCGGCGCTCGTGAGCACGCCTCCAGGGCGCGCGCCGTTCGCCAGCGTGTCAGCCGAGTTCTGCTGGCCACGGAGCGCCTGCAGCGCCGGCAGATAACACGCCGTCAACGGCGAGCTCCCGCACAACGGGTGATACAGGCCGGGCATGCGGTCGTGGATAATTTCGGACGCCGGCACGGTCGTGGAGGCCCCGTCGACACCAGAGAGGTTGTCCTGGCCCAGCGCGTAGTAGATGTCGCCGTTGGGCGCCACCCTGACCTGCACGCGCGTCGGATCCAGGACGTGCATCTCGCGCACCACCCTGTTCTGATCGCGGTTCAGGAGGACGTAGGTATTGCCGTGGATCAGCTTTGAGAGCATCCAGTGCGTGATGAACTGGATGCGATCTTGGTAGGCGTTCGGGCGCCGCAAGACCGGCGAGTAGGCGCTGTTGGTGGTTTCGTTCCAGATGCCGTCGCGGTCCTGCTCCACGAGCTTGATCCGCAGTTTGGCGATGTCCGAGGCGATCAACGTGACGCAGGCATAGACGGCGTGAAACGCCAGCAGCGTCTCAGGCGTCTGCTCGATGTTCCGCTGCCAGGCGCCGGTGAACGGCTCCAGCACGCGGAACCAGCCGCCTCGGCCGGCACTCGGCGTCGAAAAGACGGTGCCAGGCGGAGGGCCGGCCTTCTGGCGCGTGATGCTCAGGCCGAAGACGGTCACTCCGCCACCAAAGCCCTGCGGCGATAGGTGCGGCGCCGTGGACGCGGCTCCTCAATGACGGCACTGGCGATCTGCTTGGTGACGTGGGCCAGCTTGGTCAGCGACACCACGCCACGACGATGTAGGACCGCGGCCGTAATGGGCGCCACGGTCATCGTGTCACCCACCTGGAACGCGCGGCCCTCGTGGATAAATGCTCGGGTTACGGCGACGTCGACCAATCAACCCCCGTCCATGACGGAACAAACGGCGGCCGGCCACATCTGGGCCGGCCGCCGCGCCTCACTCCGTGCTCTAGCTCGGGCTGCCGACGCTGCCCCAGTTGACGTCGTCCATGTACGCGACGGCCGTCGAGCGGCGCTTCTGCCAGTTGATGAACCACTCCGCGCGGAACGCCACGGAGTTGGTCTGCCACATCGAGACGCCGGTGGTCGCCGTCGCGGTGGCCGAGTTGTTCGTCGGGTTGTCGAGCATCTGCAGGGTCGCTTCACGCGACGCGTCGACCGTCACGCCGCCGTCATCAGAGATGAAGACTTCGTTCTCGGCGATCGCGATCACCATGTTGCCAGCCCCGCTCGAGTTGGCCACGTACTCGGACCCGATGAACCGGATGCCGTTGAACGTGCCGCCCTCGCCCGTGACGCCCGGGAACTCCGGCTGCCCCAGCGAGTTGGTCATCCAGGCCATCGCGGTCAGCAAGGAATCCGGCAACACAATCGCGATGCGCCCGCGGAGGTTGGCGGACCGCAACGCCCGGATGAGCTTCGCGATGTCGGTGCGGATGTTGTCGGCGCTGGTACCTGCCGATGACAGGGCCACCAAGCCGTGGGTCAGCGACGCCGGCTGCACGTTGGACGAACCCGCTTCAGCCGGATCGAGCAGGTCGCGGTCGACACGCTCGACGAGCGCTCCACGGAGACCGTCTCGGATCAGCATGTCCAAGCTGGGCGTCGAGAAGCGCAGGGATTCCTCGGTCGCTACGGCGATCGAGGCCACCTTCGTGGGGCTGAGCGTGATCGGCGCGTAGCCGAAGGACGTCAGCGGCTTCGGCGCGCCCTGACCAACCCAGTAGCCCGTGCCGCCCTGCGTCTGTTCAATCAGTCGCACGTTCGTCGGCACCGCGCGAAGATTGAGTCGGCCGATGATGGTCTCAGGCCGGAGGAACTCCACGAACTCGCCGGCCAGGTTGGTCGGATCGACCAGCGCGCCCGCCCAGGCCGAGAGCGTGGTCGTCGCCGCCGGAACCGCCGCCTTCATCTGCATCAGGACGTTGCGGACCGTGACGTCGTGATTGAGGTGCGCATGCAACCGGTCGTCGCTCGGGTACATCTCCTTGGCGACTTCGATGGCGTTGCGGCCATCCAAGCGAGCCACGAGCCGAGACTTGACCGCGCGCGCAAACCCGATGCCGGGAGGCAACTTGGGCGCCGAGACGGACACCACAGACGATCCGCGCGACTCCGAGGCCGACTTCGTGCTGTCGCCGTTCACGGTCACCGCGTTCGCCTTGTTGACCTGCTCGAGCGTCTCGAGCCGCGCCAACTGGGAATCGAGCGACTTGATCTCGTCGGTCAGCGTGTCGAACTGCGTCTGTTGCTCGGCCGACATGGTCTGCCCATCGTCTTCGCCGGCGATCTCGTTGAGCTTGGCGACCTTGGCCGCCTTTTCGGCCACGAAGGCCGTCTTGCGTTCTGCGATTGGTTTCATCGTGGAGGCGTCCTTGTTCGCCAGCCGTACGACCGTGCCCGTGACGCCGGGCGTGTGAAGTTGTTTTGGAACGGTCTCAATCCCTGACGCGGGGTCGACCGGGTGGAAGAGGGACTTGACGCCAGAGATCCCGGCGTCGGGATTACAGGGAATTGTGACCATCGACATCTCGACCACTTCCGCCTCGTCGATGTCGAGACCGCCGCTCTTGTTTTGGCGCACCTTGTCTCGTCTCGCCAGAAACCGGATTGATGCGCCGGTAATCAGGCCGTACTTGGCGCTGTGGAACGCCTCGTCTGTGCGGTCCTTAACGATGCCTGGCTCGGTGACTTTCGGAATGTGCGCAACGAACTCGATGCCGCTTTCCCGAGGGCTCTTGAACACCACCGTGCCAACCGGCATGCGGGTGTCATGGTGGAGCAGCAGCGGCAGTGGAGACTTGAATCTCAACCCCTTCGGGTTGATGACATCGCCATCGCGATCAGGTGTCGGTGTGCTCGCTATGCCGGTGATGACACGCGCCTCAGCGTCGATCGACGACAGCTTGAGGAACGTATAGGCGACAGAGTCCGACACGCAATACAGCGTGCGTGGTCAGAATGGCGTTGTGAAGACGGTACCGGGAAGGACTTCCTCAGACTTCACTAGACTTCAGCGCGGAGACCCGGCGATCGGCCCCACCTGCACACGCACGGACCCGCCAGGCGTGCGCCGCACCGGCACGGCCCCCTTACTGATCCAGGTCCAGACCGTGCGCGTCGTGACCTGTTCGTGGCGCGCGTATTCCTTGACGGTGAGTTCATGGGGCCGATGGGTCGGCTGCTGGGGATTACTCATCGTTTGCCTCCAAGGAAGAAGATCTGCGGCGAGGATGGCCGATCTGGCACGGTGGCCAGCATCCGCTCGGCCATCAGCGTCGCGACGACGCCGTCAATGTGTTTGCTCTTGCTCTTCGGTTTCACCGGACGGATCCGGCCAGCGTCGTCCGACTTGATCGCCACGTTCTCGATGTGGTTCCTGAGCGTCCGGTGCCCGCCGTGCGTCACGCGCTTGGCCTTGATCAGCGCCTCGAGGACGTAGCAGGCTTCCGACATGTACTTGTAGTTCTGCAGGACTTCCTCGACCTTGCATCCTCCGAGATCCCGCAGCTTTGAGGCGATGTCCGTCGCGAAGGCCGGGTCATACCCGATACCGCCCTGCTTCAACCGAGGGAACCGCGGCAGGATCTTCGTCGTGATGTCCTGGAAGATCCGCGTGTAGTCGATGATGTCGCCCTCGGTTGGCGTGACCAGGCCGCGCCGCACCCAGTCGGAATACGGGACCCCGTCCTCTTTCTCTCGCTGCCGCATGGTGTTCTCGGGGATCCAGAAGAACGGCAGGATGGTGATCCGGTAGTTCAGCGCCTGCGTCTTCGTCACCACCTGGCCCGCGGCATCCTCCGCCTTCACCTCGACGGACAGCGCCTGCGCGATCGGCATCCGAAACACGAGGGTGAGACAAGCCAGGTCAATCTTCTGCGCGAGGTCGAGGCCGCCGGCGCACGGGAGCCCGGCCAAGGTCGCGTCGTCGGCGATCGGCTCATCGCAGGCGTCCCACCACTCGATCGGCAGCCAGGCCGTCGCTTGGTTCACCCACCGATTCAGGTGCAACTGGATGAACGAGTTCCGCTTCCGCGGTTCGGCCATCGCCGCGGCTGTCTCGCTCCGGAAGTACTCGGCCTGCATCGTGATCCCGTAGCCGGGATTGACGCGCCGTTGGACGGACTCGAGCGTCCAGTCCTCGTCGGCTGTGGCTTCAAAGATCACCGGCAGGTACGAGGGGTCCGTCACGCCGCCACTGATGACACGTCTGGCGTAGTCCCACTCTTCAAAGCAGATCGACTCGTCGTCATCACCGGCCGTCGTGATCATCACGAGCACCGGCTGCCGGCGCTTGCCCATGCCGCGGTACAGCGCGTCGAAGAGATCCCGGTTCGGTTGCGCGTGGAACTCGTCGAAAATGATAAAGTGCGGCCGGAATCCGTGCTTTGTACTGGCGTCCGACGACAACACCTGGAAACACTCGGTCGAATTGATCAGCTTGATTGAGTCGCGGAACACCTCGCACCGGACGGACAGGTGCTCGTTCCGCTGCGTCATCACCTTGGCGGAGTCGAACACGATCCCTGCCTGCTTGCGGTCCGCCGCCACGGCGTAGACTTCCGCCCCTGGTTCTCCGTCGAAGAACGCGCCAAACAAGCCGAGGCCGGCACCGAACGGGCTCTTTCCGCTACCCTTGGGTACGGCCAGGAAGACCTTCTGGAACCGCCGCAGGCCCGTGGCCGCGTGCTTCCAGCCGAACAGCGGACGCACCACCAGCATCTGCTGGTAGGGCATCAGGTCGAACGGCTTCCCGTCAAACTCCCCGATGTGGTGCTCGAGGAACGTCGGGAAGAACCCCTCGGCAAACTCCGCGGCGTCTGGGTCGAAATAGTACAGGCCGTCCGGGCTCTCCCATCGGCGTTTCACCGCCGACCAGACGGCCGGGATCTCAATCGTGGTGCCGGGCCAGCGCACATGCGGCGCCTGGCCAGTACCCCACCACGGCGTCGGCACCGCGGGCGGACGCTTCGACGTGCCCCGCTTACGCTTTGCCGCCAGGGATGGCACTTAGGTACCGATTGATACGGGACGGCTGCTGGCCGCCCTGGTTGGTGGCCTTCACGCGCGGCCTTGAGGACGGCGTGAGGCCGAGTTCGGCGTCGACCTTCGCCAAGAGCAGGAAGGTCTTGTTCGCCATGATGGTCGCTGGATTCGGGGCCGGGTACTTGCCCTTGCCGACCGCGACAATGTGCGGGTGCTTCGACGCCTCGGCCAACTGGGAGCGCCACGTCGCCCAGTAGTGACAATGGGCCACGGCGAAGGACCGATCCGCCGCCGTGATCTGGCCGATCCGAATCGCCGGGACGATCCGGGCTTCCCATTCGGCCTGCGCCGACGGATCGGCGAGCTCGTCCGGGCACGCCTCGTCCATCGCGCCGGGCTTCGGCTCGTCTCGGTTGATCGGCCGCTTGCCGGGGTTGCCGCGGGCCAGCCGAATCACGGTCGGCGTCGGTTTGCGGCCTCTCATGCCGGGACCACCTCGCCGAGCTTCTCAACATGAAGTCCTGTGAAGGCTTCCCAGCGGTCGATGATGACTTGGCAGAACCGCGGCTCTAGTTCTGTCCCGTGGCAGGCCACGCCGTGCTGCTCGGCGGCGATAAATTGTGGCCCGCTTCCAGCGAACGGCTCGTAACAGGACTCCCCGCCGCGGAGGTGCTTCACGATGGGAATCGTGAACAGCCCGACCGGCTTGGGCGTGGAATGGTTGAACTCTTTCCGCTCAGCCTGCGTGACGTGCGCGATTTCCCAGATAGTCGTCTGGGTCCGTTCACCTTGGCCGAGGCCGTAGTCTGGCGGCTGGTGGCCGTCGACCCACCCCATGAAACATGGCTCGTGCTTCCAGTGGTAATGGCCGCGCCCGAGTAGGAGGACCGGCTTCACCCAGATGATTTGGCGATGAAGGATCACATCTGCTGCTGCTGCTGCTGCTGCTGCTGCAAAGTACCCCTGAGTGAGATGGGCGTGCCACATGTACCACGCCGCGTTCTCGGCTAACGCGACGAGCTTCGCCATGCCGAAAGCCGACTCAAGGAACCGCTGAAGGTTCTCGGCTTCTAGCGTGTCATTGGCTACTCTGGGTTTGGCTACTCCGGGATTTGGCCTGTCGTCATTGGCGTATGTCACCCCGTACGGCGGGTCGGTGTTCATCAGCCCGGCGCGCGCCCCGTCCATCAGCCGCTCCACCAGAGTCGGATCGGTACAGTCACCGCACAGCAGTCGATGCCGCCCTAACTGGAACAGGTCTCCGGGCTTGATGTCCGTCGCCCGCTCGGCCGGCACCGCGTCTGGGTCGGTCAACCCGTCCACGGGTGGCAGATGCTTCGCCAGGAGTGCGGCCTGCTCCTCGTCCGAGAACCAAGGCTGCAGGCTCAGCCCGTCCGCCACGTCCGCCGCCAACTGTTCGGAATCCCACTCGGCCAGTTCCGCCGCCCGGTTGTCCGCGATGGCCAGCGTCCGCTTCTGCTCCACCGTCAGCCCGATCCGCCGCACCGCCACGAGTTCGTCGCCGGCCACGTCCACAACGCGCACCTTCGTGATCCCGGCCTCGGCCGCCGCTTCCGTGACCCCGTTCCCTGCCAGAATCACGTTGTCTTCGTCGATGACGATCGACCGGGCCGCGCCCACCTGGTGCAGCGCGTCCACCACCATGCCGATATTCCGGGGGTTGTGCTTCCGACGGTTCTGCGGGTCCGGCACCAAGTCCTTGATGTGGCTGACCTTGGCGGGGCCTTTCACCGGATGCCCCCCTCGCTAATTTCGCGGTCGCGTGTAGAAAGGCCCCGCGGGCCCGCAGGACTCACCCCCGCTGGAAATCCGATCCCCCCCCTCCCCTCGGCGGTCATCGTCCGGCCGCCGTCTCTTGCTGGTGGCAGGCGAGGCAGAGCGGGACCAGGTTGCTCGGGTCTAGGAGGCTGCCGCCGTGCTTGATGGCGCGGACGTGATGCACTTGCTCTGATGGCACGTACCGACCTTGCTCGAGACAGTGCCGGCACAGCGGCTCAGCCATCCTCATCGCCTTGCTGGCGTTGCGCCAGATGGCCTTGTCGTAGAAGGCGTGCCTGAACGGCCTGTCTGCCCTTGGTCGGCTTGGGCGTGGTGGGTGTGTCGGGCACGGGGTACCACCAGGGCAGCCCAAGACAGCGCACGCACGGGCCAAGGCCTGGGGCACTGGGCTAGTCCTGCCCTTCCACGGGCTGCAGGACGGCCTTAGATGCTTGCCTACAGGCGCCTGCTTGTTTCTGGTGGCCGAGCTTCTCGAAGTCCTTGGCCGCGTCCTCGAGGGACTGGGCGGCTTTGCGTATGTGGGCGTGCAGGCCCTGGATATAGGCGTGGGCGGCTTGCTCGTCGAAGGGGACGCCGAGTTGAACCTTGCGCGCCGTCACTATCCAGCGTCGGCCCTCACACTGTGGGCAGTGCATGTCACGCGCACAGTTGAACTCGGGGCACGGTATCTCTGTTTCCTCGATCACCCGTCGAGACGGCTCCGCCTGAGACGTTGAAATGGGATCGGCTGTTGCGGACGGGGAGACCACGCCGAACAGTAGTGTGCGAGCAGATCGCTACAGTGTCACGGAAGGATGCGAGAGTTACGACGTTTACGAGTCACGTGAAACAAAAGAGCGATGCAACGATTCTCACGCTGCACCGCTCCTATGCCGAACATCTGACAAGACCTGCCCGACCGAGAACTTGCCATTTAGCGACATGCCACACCGGTCATGGCCTGCTCTTCCATCTACTCCTTGCCCTGACTAGCCTGCCGTCGCGCGCCGTGCCTGTCCTAGCCCGATCCTGCCTTTCCACGCCTGCCTCACCGTAACAAGCCGTGACGGACCCGACAACAACACGACGGACCACGCCTGCTGTGCAATTACTTGCCCGTCCGCGCTGTGCCTTACCTCTCCGCGCCTGCCCGACTATGTCGGGCCGTACATTGCCGCATCACGTCTCGCCTGACCGCACCTGCAGTGTCAGGCCAGGCCAGGCCGCGCCTCACCATAGACCTACTCGGCATTCATTGACTTGCCTGCAGGTCCACACGATGGCCGGACTTACCCAATCTCGCGTCTGCAATCCACTCCTGCCCCAACCAGCCAGAACAGTCACCACCGTGTCTTGCCCCGACTTGCCCCGCCTGCAAATACAGGCCTCGACTTTCCGAGCCTAACTGGACCACTCCATTCCACGCCCAATTTGCCAACTATTTATGCAGTGGCTGCCTGTGCCACAGCCGGACGATCAATTACCTCGTCCATGACCGCGAAGATTTCAGCGAGTTCGGTCAGGTGCTTGTATTTGACTGAGAACCGACGCATCTCCGTCTTCGCGTCCGCCAACATCTGCTGTCGCAGTTCATCGTCTGCCATCACGGCAGACACCAGGCGATAGCCGCCAGACTTCCGATCTGTGGTCACGCTCACGAGGACGTCGTGCGTGATTTTGTCCGCGTATGTGACCTGGACACGCACCATCAGTTGTCGCGCCTGATGGATGCGCCACCGCTCTGCCGCTTCTGAATCGTCCCAGTCGAACTGCTCATGTAGCGGTGAGTCTTCGTCTCTCGCCGCCGCCACGACGTCGCGCGGATGCAAAAGCCCTCCGTGGACGTTCGCGAGCCGCGTCAATTCTCGCGCGAGTGCGTCGTTCGTGTCTTTCATTTCGCCTCCTCAATCTCAAACAGGCCCCAGCCCATGCCTGCCGAGTTCTTACTGTCTGGTCTTCCTTCCCCGATGCCGACCTGCATCCCGACGCGGGCGAGCAGGTTGCTCACGTCCTCCAATGTGAACTGATCCGCGTCGTACCGCAGTCGAATCTTCGCGGACCAATCGTGATACGCCGCGCGAATCGTGCAGTAGGGTTGCCCGGTTTCCACGCGCGCCATGTCTTCCTGTTTCACTGGCTTGCCGATGATGCGAATCAACGGGATCTGCGGCTGCTCCGCGTCGCGGCCGTCAGCCTCGACAAAGAGCGACAGTTTCGCCAGCGTCATCTTGAAGCCAACAAGGCGACACGCCGAGATCAGCGCGCACCGGATTGAGCCCGCGTGAAACCCGTCCCATCCTTCCGGCGACCGATAGCGAGCTTCGTTGTACGTCTGGTCTGAATCCTTCGGCTCGCGCGTCTTCTTCGATGACGCCGCTTTGCCTGTCTCCATTTTGATACGCATCTGCGTGAGAATCTTCGACGAGAAGCGGTGAATCACCAACGGGGCGACGCCCTTCACCTTGAACGAGGCGAACGCGAAGTTGGGCGGCTTGATCGTGACGGTTTGCGTTGCGGTAGACTTTGCAGCAGCCATGAGTTGAGGCCCTCCTACGGCCTTGGCTTTGGTTAGGGACCGTTGTGTGCTGATAACACGCAGCGGTTCCGACTACTTTACTGTAGTGACAATTTCAGCGCAAGAACTTCAACCATCTTTTCAGCCGTCGGACGCCAAAAAGATCACAGCCGTGCGATCGGGAAACGGCGCCAAGTCCAAGCCTCCCGGCAGAATCTGCTCGGAACCGTGAAGCATAGCCAGCGTGCCGGCGCCGAACGAGTGGAAACCAGCATGTCCGGCCGTGAAACTCGGAATCACCGCGGCTCGTCCGTGGCTCATCCAGTGTCCGGCTGGTAATACGATCGGCGCGACACGCATGGCGAGCGGCGCACCAAAGAGGGCGGCGAGAAAACAGCGGCGGTTGATCATGACGCCTGCTCGAACCCGACCTGATGTAGCCATCGTCGCGCCTCGCTCCGTAGAATCCGATACGACCCGCGCGCCGTTCGCCGTAGCACAGCGATATCTCCGGCTTCAATTGAGTTGATGACGGAATCTCGGCTCCAGCCCGTCACGTGCATCAAATCCTTCACCCGGATCGGGGGGCCGGTCTCGCTCAATTGGTCAAAGGTTAGTGGCTGTCGCTGGTAGCGGCTCATCCCTCGCTCCAGAGGGCCTGCTCGGTGAGGGGTGGGGTGGTGTAGCGGGGCATCAGGATGGCCGCTCGCGTTCCAGGCGCTTGGCCTGTGCCATCGTCAGCCCGAGGTCGGCGTACTTAACCCAGCGGTCCACCAACTCACTGGACGCCACCGTTGGCCGTCCTTTGTAAATCACTTCGCCGCTCACAGTGAGCGTGATCCGTGACTTCTCGTAGTAGACGCTTACGGGGCCGAGCGGACCAAGCCAGGCCGCGTGCTTCACCGCGTCTGCCACCGATGCCCGCACTCTCGCGTCTAACCCGCGCATCGCTGACCGCAGGAAATGGCCGCCGGTAATCTTGACGCGGTGGCGTTTCTTCGCTGCTGCCTTCTTGGCCATCTACTCCGTCTCCCGTGGCGCGTCCGGCGCCGGCCACTCGTGGATGATGCCTTTGAGTTGTCCGCGCACGAGATGCGCTCCGGTGTGGCCAGCGAACAGCATGCAGAGGTTGCCCACGTAGTCGCGCTCGGCGCAGCGGCCTGTCGGCGTCGGCGGGGCGGGCGGCGCCACGGGGTGGGCCGACGTTGACTGTAAATGGCAGGTTCCACAGTCAGCCGGGAAATAGCCGGATTCGTGGTAGTAGCAATTCTGATAGCGCCACGTCGGCGTCTCCTCCACGGGCGGCAGGGACGCCAGCACCGCATCGAGTTCGTCAGTCACCTTCTCGAAACGATTGAGCAGCGACCGCGCGTCCTCTTTCCCGAGCAGGTTGTAGAGGAAGGCTTCGGTGAAGAACGGCGCCTCCGCGTCCTCGTCCAACTCACTTTGCGGCACAGCCCCTTTGATCGAGGCATACGGGTTGTGTTTCCGCGTGAACTGGATAGGCCGGTCTTGCGGCTTCCAGTTTTCCATGTCGCGCAGCATCTCTCGGAGGGCAGTCAGCTTAGAGCGGAGGGGGGTCATCGAGACTCCTGTGGCGGCGTGTTGATCGTCGCCCCGGTGGCGCGGAGGGCGGCGTCTAGGCGATCCATCTCGGTTAGCACGGAATCGTGTTGCAGTTCGTGTAACAAGAGTTCATCTAGCCACGTCCTGAGCTTCCCCCACTGCTGCTCGCGCTGCTCGATATAGTCGGCGGCGGCGCGGAGTTCCTTCGCCAGCATCTGTGCGCGTTCGTAGTAGAAGATGATGCTGCCAGCCGGTGTGACATCGCGCAGTTCCGCCGCAAGGGCACGTGAGCGAAAGGCGTGCGGCTGCGCGTGCTCGGTGACGGTGACGTGCAGGGGGTTGGGCTTTGTGGTCATTAACGATCCTCCGCGAATCTCCACGCGAACCGCTCGTGCCAGTCGCGCATCTTGTCCTTTACGTTCGGCCCGTCGCACACGATGCAGACCATGAAATTGCCGCCGGGACAACTCCCGTCGTTGCAGTAGACCCATCGCCAGGTATCGCCGACAACGAATCGATGCCCGCACAAGGCGCATCGAAACCTTTTGCCGTCCTTCGCGCCGCCCCATCTCGCCGTGCAGTCGGCTTCCGTGGCAATGCGCGGCTTCCCGTCAGTGAAACTCACTCGCCTGTCTCCTTGGCGGCGTCCAGCCGGGACATCTCGGCCAGCGCACGGCCACATAGGACCGAATAGACAGCTCGATATTCCAGCCAGCCCTTCAGCGCCTGCCAATCGCGCTCGCGCTTCGCGGCTTGCTTCAAGCGCGCTCGGCCTGGGGGTCAGTCGGCGGGGCGGGGGGTGTGTCCGTCATGGCTGCGGTCCTTTGTCGATTGAGCGCACGACGTTCCCAAAGCGGGCCGCTGTCACCATGAGCCGAAGTTCGTTCTGAGGCGTGGGCAGCGCGGCGTAGTCAACCGCTGCTTGGCAAAGCCTTCCTGCCGTGACGTGTTGCCGAAGTTCCGACGCATACCGTTTGATTACCCACTCGCGGATCGCGGCCATCTACCTCTCCTCTGTCTCGGGTGGGGCGGGCGCGGCCGGGGGCGCCGGGAGCGCCAAGTTCAGCGCGTGGGCGCACATAGCTAGTCCTGCCGCGATACCGAAGTAGCGCGTGGCGTCCTCGAAGCCTGGACGAGATGCTGTATGGTTGTATTCCCGCGCATCCTCTCCCCATTTGAGGATGAGTTGTTGATGCACCTGCTCCAACGCGGCGAGCCGAGCTAGACGAGATTCGGCTAGGTCGTAGTTCACTATGGCGCTCCGCATGTTGGCGGATTCGCGTCTCTCGGCTTCCCGCAAGTCGAGCACGATGCGGCGAGCCATCTCCACGACCGTCACGTCGTCTGGGAAGTCCAGCGCGGGATGTAGTAGGCCGAAGATGTCAGACTCTAGCGCATGGCGTTCTCGACGCCACTTCTCGCGTTCCTGCTCCAGTTGTTCGATTCTCGTGGCGGCGGCACGGAGTTGCTCGGCCCATGCTTCGTAAAGTTCCCCAGAGTCGGCAATCGCTCGCACCTGGGCCGGGTGATCGGTCTGGTCGGTCATGGCTTCCCTTTGGTGTTGAGCACCCCCGCCTTCAGGGTGGCGGGATCAGGAGGGGTCATCGCGTGGACTCCTGACCGAATACGGCTTCACACACGGCTTGGCACTTGTCGAGGTCCAGCCAGTCGTCGGTGCGGACGCCCGATTCCATGTCGAGCCAGTATGGCTCGGCGGTGTTGATGGCGCGGACCACCTCAAGCACGTTCTCCGGCCCGATGCCTCCGGCGTAGCCGACGAGACGACCATTGCCAGGATGCGCGGGCCAGGTGTCAGGCGTCACGCCTTGACCACCAGACTTGTCGAACAGCCAGTCAATCTGCGTGTCGCTCGGAAATGCGTCCCTCGTCTGCGCGATGCCGCGAAGGCCCCAACCTTTGGCATAAGCCCGGATCGTGCCCGCGTCTGGGTGCGCCGTGTTGACCTGGATCCGCGTGAAATATCCGAGGTCTCCGGCGCCGCCATTGACAGAGCGAACCCCGCTCAGGATCTGCCGCGACCACTCGCCGCACATGTGGGCCGACAATCGCAGCCCAGACCACAGGATCGGTGAGGAGTCAGCCGGGTAGCGTGGCTCCCTGCCTTGCCGTGACCGGCTATAGAGCACGGCGAACTCCACCGGCCACCGGTCGGCAATCTGCCGCGCTCGGATGAAATCGGTTCGGGCGTCGAGCCCGGTGAACGTCACAAACTTCGGCATCATCGGCTCCCTCGCTCGCGCTCCCCGCTCGGCACTGGTGGCATCGAACCGCCGTTGTCCTTTAGCACGCCACGCGGTTGGCAACCAGCTTCTTCACACAGCCGGACCACATGGCCCCATCGTCCACGCGGGTCATCTTTCCCGGCCTCGCGTCTCGCTATCGTGTAGATGTTGTCGAGTGTCCATTGCAGTCGGTCGGTCATCGCTCGCGCTCCCCGGTGGCGCGGAGGGCGGCGTCTAGGCGATCCATCTCGGCCCGCGTGCGGTCTGCCTGCATTTGACGCAGAGACGCGGCTGTTGACCCATAAGCCCGCCGTTGGATTAGGTCAGCGCGTTCCTCTTCTACCCATTTTTTGAGCGCCTCCCATTGCTGCTCGCGTCTGCCGATATAGTCGGCGGCGGCGCGCACCTCGTTTGCGGCGCGTTGGCCTTTGAATTTACGCCCCGGCGTCAGTTGCACCAGCGCCCACTCGTCCAAGATATTCGCGGCGTCTTGGCAGTTGGCCGCGTGCGGCTGCGCGTGCTCGATCTTCTCGACGTGGAGGGGGTTGGGCTTCGTCACTGCATGAACCTCACGCAATCCTTCGTGCTGCAGGCGGCGTGGATATGCCCGTTGACGTTCGCCACGCTGAACCGCAGTTGCCCCTTGCAGATGGGACACTCGATCTCGCCTCGGATGCCGCGCTGCTTGCCCACATGCGCCTGAATCGCCGCCATCGCGGTGAACATGGGCACCATCCAATCCTTGTCGTCGTCGGTCGGGCTCATGCGCGTGTCGGCCACAGCCAGAAGCCGTTGACGTTCATCTCGTTGCCGAGGTTGCGCGAGGTCGCCCAATACGCATCGGTGCCGTCAAGCAGGCAGTGGAGATTGACGCAGGTATCGCTCCAGACGGCCACGACGGTTGCCGGGACAGTCTGGCCTTCGCGTGCTTCATTGCCGATGTGCGCTTGGGCGCCAGCGGGCCACGCCTTCATCATCGGGTCGCCGGAGTCGTAGGACATCCGCTCGGCGATGGCCGTCCCAGTCGTGCGGCGGCGATTAATCTGTTCGGCATCTTGGGCTGACAGGGTGTAGAGCACGATACGGCCAATGGTCGGTGTCATTCGGTCACTCCTATTCGGGGTTACGTTCCTTTGCCTCGGTTGCTTCCTCAGTCCCAGCGGATCCCCCTGATCCAGGGCGACCGCGCGGGGGGCGACGGGCATCACGACAGCACCCGCTCAGAACGGCATGGACGGATCGCCCGCGTCCGCGTCCAGCCCGTCATCGTCCGAATCGTCGTCCGCGCCCTCGTGAGGCGGCAGCGCCGCGTTGGGCGGCAGCGTGACGCTCATAAACGGCCGACGTTGCGACTCCTCCACCGCAGCCAGCGCCGCGTCCTTCGTGCAGGGCGTGATCGCGTAGATCGAACCCGCGCCGATGAGCTTCGTGTATCCGGGCACGGCGCCCTCTTTCACGAGCGTGCCAGCCGGGAGCCACACGCCATCGGGACCGTAGCCGGGCCGCCTCGTCTCGCGCTCGCGTTCGTCCAGCGCCGGAACGTCGATCCGAAAGAGCACAGCCGCGCCATACGCCTCGGTGGTCACGTAGCCGACATACCGCTGATGCCCCAGCACGTCCACGATGGCCCAGCCGTCAAACTTCGCTTGTGTTGTGTCCATCTCTCGCTCCCCCTCACGGCCCCCCGTGGACCGATCTGTGAATCTGTGAACGCGGGCCGCTGTTGGATAAGCGCAACGGCATGGCGCTTTCTCGGATGTATCTCGGCCCCGTGGGCAATACGAACTGCACGCAACCCATGCTCGGTATAGGGCTGAAACGTCGTATCGTTGGCCTGACCTTCTACCCACGCCGCCGCGTCCACAGAACTTGCCTTACTAATCACTTCACCGCTCGACCCAGTCCTTACACCACCCGAGAATGAGCGCCCGCAGACTCACACCTTCGCGCTTCGCCTTGGCCTTGACACGAATCCAGAGGGTGGGCGGAATCTTGTCGAGCATGAAATAGACGCGCTTCTCTCTGGTGGTCGGAAACTCGTCGGAATAGCCACGCCTCTTAGGCATGGGTCGCCCGCCTGAATGAGACCGCGCCAACTGACCCCATGCCGTTCATATGGCAGACCAATCGCTTCCCGCTCATGACTTGCCGGAAATACACCAACGGTTCAACGCGACTCTGACGCCACGCTCGACGCATGACTTCAGCCGCACGAATGAACTCGGAAGAGTCATACAGGCACACCTCATCAAGCAGCGCAAACCCAGCCGCCATACCGACCGACCTGGACCCAACTCGCCAGATGGACACAATCCCGTCGCTCCATAGATCCGCCGCGATTCCGTTTGCTGTTAGGCGAGTCGCCACCACTTCGTTTGCCATGCCTCAGATTCTACAGAATACATGTATTCATGTCAACAGGTAATTTCTCCCTCATTCACTGCAACCGCGCCGCCGTGGTAGCCTGTTTTTCAGCGGCTCAGCCGGGCATGCGGGTGAAAGCCCCGTAGCCAGTTCACTGCAACCGCGCCGCGTCCGCGACACTCCGCACGCTAAACTTCCGTAATCGTCAGCGGGTAGTGGCACGCCTCAAACACCTTCCGTCGCAGCCGATACGCCTCTGTGCGCGTCGGCGGGCTCTTGGTGTCCTCGACTATCACTTCGCCGTCCTTCGTCACGTAGGACGCATCTGGTGTCATTCTGCCGACCGCCATGCCGTTGACCACGAGATCGAACCGGGGGTGAAACTCCAAGTCTTGGATCTCCCCGGCCTGCTGGAGCGCCAGAAGCTCGATCACCCGCCGCCCTTCCTTGGCTGAGCCGACGTTCACGCCGGCCACACAGCGGGCGCGGGCGTTGAACTTGTTGGCCGTGTTCACTCTCCAGGCGCTCATGCGTCCACGCCTTTGACTCCTTCACGGAACCGGCGCTGTATCAATAAACGGATCACCTCACCCCAACTTCTCGCGCCCTCGCGCACCCGTATAACCTCTAACCGCTCGGCCTCTTGCTCGCTCATCGCCACGGATAATTGGAACGTCTGACGACGGCCACGCATCGTGATCGCTGGGAGTCGGTTCAAGGGCGGTCTAGCCATGTCGGTCCACCTTGGCGGCGTAGCTGGGCATCTACTGGCGCCCTCGTTTCAGCTTCAGGTTGTCGCTCTGGACGCCCGTGCAGCCACACGTGAGGCATTCGATGGACCTGTTCTCGCAGTCCTCGGACACGCGCACCACCGGCCCCAGCATGGCCCGTCCCTTCCGCTTACATGCTTCATAGCTGCACAGCGGGCTGGCGATGGTGGGCACGGCCGACACGTCGAAGAGGGCGGGCTGGATCATGCGGTTTTCGCCCGCTCCTCAGCGCCAACGATGTCCCGCAGACGACGCAGCGCGGCCACGCCCTGGTCAATGTCGCGTAACAGGTTCTCGCGCTGGCTACCGAGGGCTTGCGTGATGTTCCGCTCGGTGCTCCAACGGTCATAGCCGGGACGGATCCCGAGGCTATCGAAGACTTCCGCCGCCCATTGCAGCGTGTTCGCCCGCGACTCGGCCGTTTGCGCGGCGCTGAGTAGTTCGCGGATCGTGTCGCGAATGCGGCCTTTGACTTCGCGCCCGAGGGTGTGGCCGCGTTCCCGCTGATCCACCAGCGACTGCCAGTAGGCGATCTGCCGCTCGCGCCGTGCCTGAGAACTCCCGCCGATGCCCTTCTTCCACATGAGCGCGTGGGCCATCAGACGCGACAGCTTCGCGAAGTCGGCCTCCTGCCTGACGGGCTTCACACGCATAACCAGACGTTGGCCGTCACCCTGCCCTACTGGCTCCAGTAGCCCGACGCCGGCTGGCATCTCGGACGCGGCGACCACCTTGGGCGGCGCCACGACGAGAAACAAATGGCAGCACCCGCGATACTCCTCAAACTTCTGGTCTTGCAGCCAGTCTGAGCGCGAAACCTTGATTTCGTAGCCGATGGCCGTCAATGGGCTCCACGTCGGGAGCAACGCCCAACCGTCCAGGATGCGACTACCGGACGAGCCCATCTTGCACTGGGGCACAAACACGTCACTGGCGTGCCGTCGTTCCAAGAGGGTTTCAAGCTGCCTAGCGGTCACTGCCCCTCCCCTGTCCGCGCCACCCACGTCACGACGCCACCTCATCGAAGCGGAGCGGCCACATGACCTGCATCGGACGCCCTTCCACCATCACCACGGGCCGATAGCGATCGAGATTGACCGGCGTGGGCGTGGGCGGTTCAACCGGCTGCGGCGGCGTGACCCACAACTGCCGCGGCGTCCCTGGCCGTGGGACTCCAGGTCTCAGCCGGTAGCAGTTGCACGGCTTCGATCCGGCGCTCTTGATCTGCGCGACGACGTCCACGTACAGCACGCGCATCCGGCTCAGATCCGAGGCGACCATCTTCGTTGGCACGCCGAGGAGTTCCGCAATCTCACCCGCCGTCATCGCCTCCGGTGAGGCGGTGAGCACGTCGAAGATCCGCATGGGCCAGGTCACGCCTTCTTCCACCGCGCGCCGTGGGAACGCGGGCCTATGGCCGATGGGAGTCGCCGGCCGGAATGCTCCAGGCTTCAGCCGGAACAGCCGCTCAGGCTTCCCCCTGTGCCGCGGTAACAGCCCGACGATGTCCACGCACCGGACCATCCGCGAGAGATCGGCAGACACGGAGTTCGTCTCGTCGCGGAGTGCATGTGCGATCTGGGACGCCGTCAACGGGTGCGTGGCGCGCGTCAACATGTCGAAAATCCTCTGCGGCCGAGTCAAGAATGCGCCTCCTCAAACAGCGACGGCTGGCGCCCACCCACGGCGAAGGCCTCGACCGGCACGTCGATGCCGAGATGCGTCGCATGGGCCCAGATGGCTGTGCGTACCGCGTCGGCCTCGGTCGCGTAGCGACCAGAAGCCCGCATCTCTTCAATGACGGCTTGCTCGCGCGCGGTGACGTCCAGGCGCATGGTGATCACGCCGTCTTCGCCCGTGGCGCCACACGGCGCTGATAGCGGAAAGAATCGCCCGCGGGAATCCGGACAGCCCTACCCTGCCCGCGGAGCTGCTCGAGATACCCGCGCACCGCCTCGCCGGTCACGTTGGCGTAGACGCGCTGGACGGCCCTGTACAGTTCTTCGAAGGCGTAGCTCGCTCCGGTGGCAAGGCGATCGTCGAGCAGGCTGGCGAGAATGGCGCGGATCGCGTCCAGCGTTTGTGTCTCAGTCATTGCAACCTCACCGCCTCCTCCGCCGAACGCAACACCCGCACGTCAAAGCCCGCCGCGATCATCTGGGCCTGTAACCACGTCAGCTTGCCCTTGGGGCGCTTGATCTCAATCAGCCGCGTCACCCCGCGCCGTTGCGCCACGCAGTCCACAAAGCCCGCTAGGCGGCTCGTATCGGCCACCAGCCAGCCGCACGCGCGCAAGGCGTCGATCACTTCCCGGTGCGTGCCGTCCACGCGGGCGGCGTATCTCACGCGCGCACCTTCCGGTACTGCTTCCTTGACGCCAGCTCCTCCGACGGCTCCTTGACCACCAAGCCCGCCGCGAGGAGCCTCGCGAGCGACGCCTTCGCGCCGTACTTCGCAAAGCCGAGCTGCTGATCGATCTGCTGCTGCGTCAACGGGCCACGGGACAAGGCCGTGAGGACGCGCGTGTCCGTCGTGGCGGCAGAGCCATAGGGCGCCCTCATGCGGCCCCGTCGAAGTGATCCACGCGCGTCCGCTCCCAGTTCTCAGCCCACCGCGCCCGCTCCGTCTTCGCGTGCTGCCAGCGGTACGTCCCGTTCACCGCGTCAATCGAGTCGTACGCCGCCTGCGAGGGCGTCTTGCCCTTCTCTACAGACTTGCGCGCCGACTCGCTCAGCGCCGTGGCGTGTTCCTTCAGCCAGTGCGGGCAGCGGACGGCGAAGTTGTGCGGGCGGTGGAGCACGTCGCCGCCGTTCGACCGGCCGCAGGTTTCGTTCGGGCACTCGAGGACAATCCAGCCGTGCGGATCGTCGAGGCACTGCCGGCAGTTGTGCCGCTGATCAGGCTCCCACGCCTTCATCGCGGCGCCTTCTCGTCTCGGAGTTCACGCACCCGGCGATCGACGTCGGCCTTCAGTTGCGCGATGAACGCCGCCGCCTCGGCCTTCGTCATGTTCCGCTGGCCGCTGCGCTCGGCCTCGAGGAGCCGCTGGCTGGCGACGGCCTCGGCTTGCTTCTGCCACTCGCGGCGAATCGCGTAGCACCGCTCGAGCAGCGTCCCGAGGCTCGGGAATGCCGTCTCGCCTTCCGCCCGCGGTTGCGACTGAAGCCCCTGGCAGGCGATCACCACGACGTCGGGCGTGATGCCGGCCGCTTCGAGTTCGGCCGCGTAGAGGTCGAGCGTGAGGTCGCTCACGTCGGACGCTTGCCGGAGGATCGAGAGTTTCGCCAGTGCCGCCGTGACGAGGGGCTTGCCCGTTCCGCTATCGGCCATCTGTCACCGCCTTGTGGTGTTCGATCTGCTTCGCAATCACCCGCTCGGCCGCGCTCATCACCCGCTCGGCACGCCCAGGACGTTCAGCCACCGCCGCCGTGGACGCGATCCCAATCCAGGCCGAGAACTCCCGGCGCCAGAACGTCAGCGCGTCCTCCCCAACGGCGACACCATCGAACCGCTCAAGCGTGCCCACGTACCACGCCATCATTTCGGCGTCCGTCTTGCCGCCTTTGCCCACGAACTCGCGGTGCAGAAACATCGGCACACACAGCCCGTCTCGAACCGGCCATGAGCACCAGGCGTGCGAACCGTGAAGGCGCTGCTGTGAGCCGTTGACGAGGTTTGTCGACGTCGAGTGAGGGTTCGTCGCCACTCGCGCGGGGTGTGTGTGCTCTTGATCTGAAGTCTGAAGATCGAAGACTGAAGACTGAAGAGTTCGTTTTCGTTGGGGTGTTTGTTCGTCTTGTGTTCCGCTTATGTTCGCGTTGTGTTCACGTTTCGTTCGTCGTGACTCGCCGCTTTTTCGTCCAGCCGCAGCCCTCACTTGGGCGAACGCTTGCCGCTGGTCGCGTTGATCTTCGAGGCGTCCGTTGACGTATCCGGCCTCGGTGACAGTCCACTTCTCGGCCACCGCACACCAGAGCGCCCGGAACTCCCTCAGCGACACGCCCACCATCCGGGCCAGGCGGTCGTGCTCTGAGGGCAGGGCGCCCTTGTCCCACGACAACGCCAACATCCGCACGTATAAGCCGACTTCCCCGACTGACATCTCACTCGTACCCACTAAAAAATCCGCCGCGTAGAACTGGAACGCTGGGGCTCTTCCCATTCCGCCGCCTTCCGCCGACCGTCGCCGTTCATACCCGTACGCGCTCCACGGCCGCACGCGGCACCGCGGGAAACACGCCATGACTTCTCGACTCGCCGGCCGCGCGGCTCTTGCGCGCCGGGCCTTTCAGGAGCCAGCCCAGATCCACCAACTCGGTGAGCCGTGGCCGGCAGGACAAGATCGGGACGCCAGCCCATTCCGCCAGTTCGCCGCCCGTCACGTCGTCGTAGCCGGTGAGCGCCACGTAGTCGTGGACTTTCAGAAACACCGGCACCTGGCGCTCGCTCAGCGTCTCGCGCACATGGGCGAAGGCCGAGAGGCTGGTGTCCGCTAGGCGGTGGACGGGTTGATCGAACAGCGGCATCGTGCTCACGCCACCGCCTCCTCGCGCTGCGGCTTCGGCCGGAAGCGCCGCTCGTCCTCACTGGACACCGTGAGCGCGGTCGACAACTGGTTCAGCTTGGCGAACCGCGTGCCGGCCATGAGGGCTTCGTGGTGGCGCTGCACGTCCGGCCACACGGCGCGCGGGACGTTCTCCCACCAACTGCGATCGGTTGTGTCCGTCATCGGCAGAGGCTCCAGGCTGGGCGCTTCTTGCGTTGCTCACGCAGGAATATGGCGTCGATGACATGCGCGGGCAGGTCGGTCGGCTGGTACTGGCTGTCGTACCGGCCCGTGCCCTTCACCGCCGCGTGGTGGTAGCCGACGTGCTTGGTTTTGTGCTTCTTGCAGCGGGCCACTTTCGCGGGTTTCCGCTGGGTACCGCAGAACGTGCAGGGGCGGATCATCGGCCCACCTTCCGCATGGGCACCACGTTGTCGTGCGTGCGGCGCTTCGGCTTCGCCAGCAGCCGCCCCGTCTCCGTCCGCGCCTTGGCCCGGTAGTAGCCGGCGCGGGCTTTGGTGTAGTCGAAACGCTCGGTGGGCTTCGGGAGCGTTTGCATCACGGCCGTCTTGTCCTCGTAGCCGAGGAGGTCCGAGAGTTTGTGGATGAGCCAGGAGATCACTGCAGCACCTCCCGTCGGTGGGCCGCCATGATGGCCTGGTAGCAGTCGTCGCAGACTTCCGCGAAGTCAGTCCGCTCATTCGCGTCGTCCACCCCGAAGTTTGCCTTGGCCTCAGCGTTGGCGGCGTCCTCAGATCGCTCCGTCTCGAAGATGCCGCCGCAGTCGTCACACTTGTAGGTCTTGATCACGCGGTCGCCCCCTTTCCTTGCACGCCAGGCGCCGGTCAGCCTTCAGGTGGATCGTGATCTTCAGTTTGTCGGCCGTGCCTCGGATGTCTAACTCGTGCGCGTGTTCCTTCTGGTGGCACTCCGCGCACAGCCAGATCAGGTTCTGCAGGTCGTCCGCTCCACCGGCTGAGCGGTAGACGATGTGATGCGCCGAGCCAAAGTGGTTGGGGTTCGCGCCGCTCCCGGCCACCGTCGTGCGGCAGCGGCAGATCCGGCAGCGGCCACCGTGCCGCGCCTTGACAGCCTTCGACACCTTCGCCCAGGCCGCGTGTGAGGCTTTCACGGCCTTGTTCTTCGCCGCCGCACGGTTGACCCGCCGCGCCCACGACGCCACGTCACGGGACAGTCTGGTCGGCTTCTGCGGCGCGTTGCGGATGAGGTCAGGCATTGGCGCGCACCTTTCGCAGCGTGGCGAGGTCGGCGTATTCCGCCCAATACTCTGGGAATGCCGTCTTCAGCTTCTCGAAGTTCTCGGCGTCGGCCCGCTCGAAGGCCGCCGCGAGCGCCTGGACGAACGAGCCGCCAAAGTCGCGCATGGCGTTCACGATGTCGAAGTTCCTGATCCCGGTATCCATCAGCGCCACCCGTCCGGGCCGTTCGTGGCCTCGTCGCGCATGGCGTCCGCCTTCGCCTCGGCGGCACGCTCGCGGTCCTCCTCTGACGGCATACAGACCCGACAGGCGTCGAAGGCGTAGCCTGGTTGATCACGGTCGCCGGATTCCCAGCCTTCGCGGGCGTCCTCTGGCTCACCGCGCCGGAGACAGTGCGGGCATTGAAACCAAGTCACGCGGCCTCTCGTTTCTCGTCCGGTAGCGGCAGCACGACGGAGAACTTCTCCGCGGCGAACCGCACCAGCCATTCCATGTATTCGCTGAACTCTTTTGTCGTGAGGCCGGCGCTGGTCTGCTTAGGCACGATGCGCGGCGGCGCTCCGTCAACGAGCGGCGTCACGGCCTTCGTGCCGAACCGCACAGCCAGCAAGTCGTAGTGCAGATGCTCGTGCTCGTGGTGGTCGTAGCCGATCGACTCCGCGATCAGCGGATAGGCCACACCCCACAGCCAGGCGTTCTGGACGACGCTCCGCTTCCGCGACTTCTTCTCCACGGTCACGGTCAACTCGGAACCGCGCACCGTGCCGAGGAACGCGAGCCACGCCGGCCGGTTGTCCAGCGCGAAGTGGGCGTCGTCGTCGCAGAACGCCTGGAAGATCATTCCCAGTCACCGCCACGGGGCTCTGCGGGCGCGGTGCCAGCGAGCGGCTTCGACTTCAGGACGCGCCAGTCAGGCGACTTGTCACTGGACTTCTTCGCGGGGAAACACACCACTTTGACGCCGTTGATCTCGCCGGTCATATACGGCCCCTTGGCGCTGCTTTTTACCCACAAGGCACCAAGCTCTGAGTCATCCTTCTGATAAGCCAACTGAACCTCCATGCTGCGTAACGTGTCGCCATTTCTTGCCGAGCCTGATAGCCGACGTCACGCTGGCGCTCACGCCGTACTTTCTCGCCAAAGCGGACGGCCCATCAGGGGATGAGAAGATGTCGAGAACCTGCTCAGGCGTCAGCTTCGCGCAGTAGTGCGCTTGGCCTTTTGAGGTTCTGTTCTTGTGGTCCCGGTCAGCCACGTTGTCGCGCGACGTGCCGAGCCATAGGTGCTTCGGGTTGCAGCAATTCGGGTTGTCGCAGGTGTGGCAGACGTGCAAGGACCGCTCGGCCGGTGAGCCGAACTCCAGCGCCCACGCAATTCTCGGAGCGGACCACTGATGCCCGTCCGTCCAAAGCATCCGGCCACGTCCGTCGTGTGATGTTCCACCCAACCACGGCCAGCACTCGTCAACGCCGCGCCGATCAACCTTCCGCCAGAATCTCTGATCAGGCGTGGGCAGCTTCCGCAGCCGGTTCACGCACGACCGAGAACACAGCGACGACTCGGCAACAACGGACGAGAAAATGCGCCCGCAACACCGGCACGGGCGCTCGGTCGGCCGCTTCACGCGGACTCCTTCATGACGTCCCACCCGAGCAGGCCGTCGGTTTCCAACTGGACTTCATCGAGGAACGCCATCGCCTTCGCGGCGTAGGCGTCCACCTTGGCGTCGTCGCGCAACACGCGCACATGGAACGTCTGCAGCCGCTCAGGGAAACGGTCATCCCACGACAGGAAGTCGTAGGCCCGCGCGCCGGTGATCCAGAGTTCGTGGAGCATCTGCGGTTCGTAGGTGCTCGGGAATGTCCCGGCCTTGATGTAGCCGAGATGCGTGCTCGACTTCGGGCACTTGAGGCTGACGAGCGTGTGCCAGTCGCCGACGTGGGCATCCGGTGAACAGCCCGCCAGGATGGTGTCGTGCGCGCAGAACCCGGCCAGTTCGGGGAGTTCGCCCGTGATCCGCGCGTAGGCTTGGAGCGCCAACGGCTCGCAGTCAATTCCGCGCTGTATCGCCGCGTTGATGAACGTGTCCTCCTGCGGGCTGTTCGTCAGCCGCTCGGTGACGAGGCGCGTGCGGAGGTCACGACGGGCTGCGGCTTCCCCGGTCTTTATGGTCGCCAACATGTCGCCCGCCGCCGACCCGGTGAGTAAGCCCGCCCGTGCCTGAAACCACTCAGGCGACCGTTGGGGCATCGTGTGAATCTTCACGAGGTCCAGCCTTTCAGCGTGTCGGCCCACTTTGGATTGGTCGCCATGTAGTAGTTCTTCATCTGGGCCGGAGAGTCCTTCCACGCCTGACGCAGTGCTTCCTTGCCGTCCGTGGAACTGGCGCGGAGATCGTCCAGCCAGTCTTGGAAGCCCTGGGGCTCTTTCGGCGTGACCACCGGCATCGGTCCAGCCGAGCGCCCGACTGCCGCTTCGCCGTCGTCGTCGGCCGGGGCAATCCCCGCGAACGCGGCGAGCGAGTAACGCCGGCCGTAGGTAATGGCCGAGCCGATGCCCTGCGCGTCCGGTTTCGACACCGGCACCGCCAGCGTGTCGGCCATCCACTGGCCGGACGCATGGACGAGCCGCGTCTCGACTTCCGCGACCATCTGGCCGGCCTCGGTGGTCGCCATGCGGCAGGACTGAATGACCGCGATACCGTGAGATGCGAGCGGCTTGGCCGCGTCGCGCACGGACGCCAGGTCCGCATACGCCGACTTGAAGTGCGGGTTGGTGCTGTCCTTCTTAGCCCCGGTCATTTCGATCTGAGCCTTCGCTAGAGCGGCGGCGAGTTCGTTGATGGTTTCGCTGGTCGTCATGCCCGCACCGCCTTTCCGTCGCGCTCGGATTCGATCGCGTGGATCGTCGCCTTCAGCCGTTCGATCTGCCCGTTGTAGTCCTCTTTCCCGCACGCGTAGTCCAAGATGGCTTGCGCGAACGTGTAGAGGGCGAGCACGCTGAACGCTGGATCGGTGTGCCGGTGGTGCTGCACATACACCGCCGCCGGCACCGTGTCGCGCTCGCGCGCCACGCACACGTCATAGCGGTCGAGAAAGCAGTCAATGTCGTCGGTCCGGTAGAGCTTCTGGATCAGGCTGAACACAGCGCCCTCGGCCAGATGTGACTCGATCGATCCGCAGAAGATCGTCACGGTCGTCGGCGATGAGCCGTCCATGAGGCCGAGCGTGAGATCGTCGCCCCATGCGATGTAGCCCGTAGGACGCAAGGGCTCAGGCCAGCGGTTCAGGTACTCCAGCGCGAGCCCGACACGTTTCACGGGTTGCGGTTTTGTGGGCATTGCAACTACACTCATCTCGAAACCTCACTCTCTCGTTTGGGCCTGCCGTTCCAGCGGCGGGCCTTCTTCATTCACGCCGCTAACACGAGCCGTCGCCGCCGCGTCTCGGCCAACTGCTGGAGCAACAGATCCCGCTGTTCCTGGCACGCGCGGAGATCCTCTTGGGCTTCCTGCAACCGGCGCAGGAGTTCACGGATGCCAACCTTGCGCGCTTCGACTTGGGTCATGGGTTAGTCCTCTCCGGTGATGAACATGGCCACCAGCGTCATCGCCGCCACGCCAAAGGCCAAGAGCAACGCCACGTCGGCAACGGCCCAGAGCACGGTCATCGGGTGACTTCCTCCACGAAGGCCGCGAGCGTCAGGGCGGCAACGAACACGCAGAGCACGATCAGCCAGTCCGTCATAGCGGCGGTCACGCTTCGGCCTCGGTCGGGTCCACCACCGCGTAGAGCGTCCAGCCCCACTCGCACGCGGTGTCCATGTCGTCTGGCTGCTCCAACAGGAAGTAGCCATTAGCGTCCATCACAATTGCGACCGGGGCGCCGTTTCGGTCGGCGATGACTTGCGCGGTATCGCAGGCGCCGATGTCGGTCAGAGATTGGGCGACGGTGCCGTAGGGAACAGCGAACATTACCGGCCTCCCTTCTGGCGCAGTTCGGTGTAGAGGCTTTCAATCATGGCCTCGGTGGCCTCCTTGCCGCAGACCGCTTTCATGGCGTCAATGACATCAACGCCGGAAGCGACGAGGGCCAGGATACGGGCGGAAATCACGGCGGCTGCGGTCTGTGTGGTTGCCATGAGTGAGACTATAAACATGAGTTACGACGATTGCAAGCGAAAAGCAACCGGGGTTACGAATAATTATGATAAGCTAGGCAAGCCATGAGGAAAGGCAAGAAAACCGGCCCGAAGCCAAAACCAGTTGCCCTCAAGTTGCGGCATGCGGTCATGGTGCGCTTCTGTGACGCCGAGTTGGAAGCCCTAAAAGCCGCAGCGGATCACCAGTCGCTCTCGGCGTATTTGCGCGAGCGCGCACTGGCGTCCTGACTCGGGCCGAGATGGTTCAGCAGTGGGCGAACTACCTGGACAAGCTCAAGGGCTCGTCGGCCAGTTGACTTTGATCACCTTCGGCGCGAACGCCTCACAGATCGGCTGATCGGCGTGCCGCGGCAGGTGGAGATGCCAGCAGAAGCCGGATCCGTCCTTCCACCGCTGCTTGAACGACGCGCAGTTCTGACAGGTCGTTGCGTCGGTCACGGTACCAGCGTCGCGGTCACGAACTGCAGATTGACAAGCTCGTAGCGGTACTCGGCCGTCCCTCGCCGGCCGGATCCGTAGGTGAATTGCACGGTGACCTTTCGGACCTCAGTGCGTTTGGTGGTGTCGACCATCTTGTTTGCGGAGCCTGGGATCTCAATGTCGACGGCCGTCGAGAGCGGGCTAATTGCCGTAAGGGCCACGATCGCCGTCTCGCTCGCGTGATCATCGACGCGATACTTGGCGGCGTTCGGTGTCACAGGCGCCCCGTCCTCGTCGACAAAGGCCGCGTTGACAATGACGGTGCTGTTCTCGTTCCATCGGTCAAGAGCAGGCATGGTTACTCCAGAAGCAGCGGGGCAAAGGTGACTGCGGCAGCGAGCGTCTCAAAGGTCACGCCGGCCGACCGTCCAGTGAACGAGACATCCGACGACCGCGCCTCAAAGATCGCAGCCATAAAGAGAATCTGCGGGCCAGTGAGCGTGGCGGGCCCTTGCGCGAAATACGCGCCTGCGAACACGTTCGAACCAAACATCAGGCCACCTGCTCAATCGCCATCGACGTCGCGTTGATCGTGTTCCACCCATCACCCCACAGCAGCGACAGCCGGTCGAAGTACGCCTGGTATTGCGGTGCCACGGCTTCAAGCGAGTACAGCCGTTCCGCCCGTGCGCGGATGTAGCGCGGGTCGAGCGATGGCGCGTCGTGGATCGCCTGGACGAACTCCCCGAGGTAGTTGCAGCGGTAGCCAGTTTTGCCGGGCTCCACCGTCTCCACGAAGCCGCCGAAGTCCGTGCTGATGACTGGAGTCGCCGCAAGTTGCGCCTCGACGGCTACCGAACCGAACGGCTCGACGTAGAGCGTCGGGCACAGCAACGCCGTCGCACGGCTCATCCACTCGTTGCGCTCAGAATCGGGCAGCGCTCCCAGATACTCAGCGCCGTGCGTGATGAGTTTCGGATCGCCGTGGCCGATGATTTTCAACGGCACACCAGCCCGGTGGGCGGCCTCGCACGCAATGGCGATGCCCTTCTTCGGCGTGAGTCGGCCGACGTAGAGGACGAACGGGTCCTTCTTCACGCGCGGCCGGAAGGCGTCCTTCTCGAAGAAAAGCGGGATCACTGTGTCAAAGAACCGGCCGTCACCGCCGCCCTCGGCGTTGAACTGCTTCTGGACCTGGAACCCGTGCGTCACGCCACGCCAGTAGTGCGACTCGTACACGCGATAGATGGCGAAGCTCGAGCAGTAGCCGATCGAAAACTCCACCGTCATCAGGTCGGTGTGCGCCTCGGCAATAGGCTGATGGGCGGCCCCGCCGATCGTGCAGATGACGTCGTGCGGCTGTTTGCGTTTGGCGATCTCTCGGATCGTGCGTTTGTTCGCCAAGTCCCACAGCGGATAGCACGCCTGCACCATCGGCGCCGTCTGGTACTCCACGCCGTTGAGGATGGTCTCACGCTCCTCGTTGGTGATGACCGTCACGAGCTCGGCGCATGGTGCCTCGTTCTGCTCAGAGGCGTAGAGCGTGACGTGGTGCCCGAGCAGCCGCAGCACCTTAGCGAAGCGGATCGTCGCAGACGTGAAGCCACACAGCGAATAGGCCGCAGTCGTTGGCGCGGAGGGGAAACTTAGAAGGTGGATGTTCATGCGCGGTTGATGAGTTCGGCGGCCACGACCTGGAATGTCCAGACGGCCGCAGTGCCGGGGTTGACTGACAGGCCGATCTTTGTGCTGGCGATCGTCGCGTCGAACCCGGTCGACGTCGCCTGCCGCTCGACGGCCACGGTCTGGAACCCTGACGCGCCGTTGTTGTGCTGCATCTCGAGGCCGACGGCGATGATGGTCGTGGCGCCAGTCGCGCGCACCACGGCCACGACTTCAAACCGGCCCACGTCAGTCGCTGCCGTTTGCGCGGCCCCGGTGACCGTGACCCGCGCCGTGTCGGTGACCGTGGCGCCCGTGCCGACACGGACCGCCCACGACGGAACCGCGGTGCCCGTGTTCGTCTTCGTGGCGATCAGTGTCCACTTGAGGATCGTGCCGATCTTCAGGTTGCTCGGCGTGGCTAGGTCGCTGCCGGTGATGTACGTGTCGGTCGCGTTCGCGGTGACGTCGGTGCTGTTCGCGTTGTAGAGCGCGACGGATGGGCCGGTCGGACCCGTCGGTCCCGTGGGTCCAGATGTGCCGGTCGGTCCCGTCGGACCTGTCGGACCCGTGGGTCCGGTCGGACCTGTGACCGTCGAGTTCGCGCCAGTCGGACCGGTCGGGCCTGTTGGCCCAGTCGGCCCGGTCGGACCGGCGACGGTCGACGCCGCGCCCGTGCGCGAGAACTGCAGCACGCACGCCTCGCCGTTACTCGGCACGGCCGCGCCCGCTTCGAACACGACGTTGATCTTCTGGTAGCTCGTCGCGTCGTCTTCGTCCGTGACGCGGAAGATGCACACCGTGTTGTCGGTGTTGTCGTTCGACTTGATGTACAGGTAGCCGGGGTTGTCCAGTGCCGTCGCGAACAGCTGGCCCATCGTGATCCCGTTGGCGTCCGTGCCGTCGAGGAACACCTTCGTCACGCTCGCCAGCGTGGCGTGATTGAACCGCATCTTCCCGGCGCCTGGCTGCGCGTCGCTCGTCGTCGTGTCGAAGTCGTATCGGATGCCGCCCTTGTGGCCCTGAGCACCTGTCGGCCCCGTTGGGCCAGTCGGCCCGGTGGGTCCAGTGACGGTGCTGTTCGCGCCCGTTGGACCAGTGGGACCGGTTGGCCCTGTCGGACCTGTCGGCCCGACCGCCGTCGAGGCGGCGCCCGTCGCGCCCGTTGGGCCTGTCGGTCCTGTCGGCCCGGCGGTGCCCGTTGGCCCAGCGACGGTGGAGTTCGCTCCTGTCGGTCCCGTTGGCCCAGTTGGACCGGTCGGGCCAGTTGGGCCGGTGAGGCCAAGATCGCCCGTGCGGGAGAACTCGATCGTGCAATCCTCCGCATTGGACGGCAGCGCGCCGCTCACATAGACGACCGTGAGCTTCCGATAGCCAGAGGCCGTCGTCCAGCCGGTGATCTGCCAGACATTGACCGTGGCATCGTTGTTCGCGTTCGACTTGATGACCAGGTAGCCCTTGACGGTCGAGGTCGAGTCGTCCCACTGGTCGATAAACGCGGACACGTCGACGCCGCCAACATCGAGCAAGTCGATGAAGATCTGCGTGACCGATCCGATCGTGCCGTTGTTGTAGCGGAAGATTCCTTGCCCCGGGTCGGCATCGGCGGTTGTCGTGCTGAAGGCGTAGCGGAGTCCGCCCTTATCGCCCTGCGCACCAGTCGCGCCGGTTGCCCCCGTGGCGCCGGTTGCACCCGTCGGCCCCGTAGGTCCAGTCGGACCGGCCACGGTCGAATCCGCACCGGTTGGCCCAGTGGGGCCTGTCGGACCGGTCGGGCCAGTTGGCCCAGCAACCGTCGAGTTCGCGCCGGTTGGTCCAGTCGGACCCGTTGGCCCCGTGGGCCCTGCCACTGTGGACGCCGCACCAGTCGCACCTGTTGGACCAGTCGGTCCGGTCGCGCCAGTCGCCCCGGTGGCACCCGTGGCTCCGGTCGGCCCCGTCGGTCCAGTCGCGCCAATGTCGCCAGTCCGTGAGAACTCGATCGTGCACGCTTCAGCGTTCGCCGGCAGCGCACCAGAGACGAACGTGACCGTGATCTTCCGATAGCCGCTCGCGGTCGTCCATCCGTCGATGCGCCAGACGTTTACCGTCACGTCTGCGTTGTCGTTGCTCTTGATGACGAGATAGCCCTTGACCGTGCTCGTGCTGTCGTCCCAGGCGTCAATAAACGACGAGACGTCGACGCCGCCCTGGTCGAGTAGGTCGATGAAAATCGACGTGACGCTGGCGATGGTCGCGTTGTTGTAGCGGAACACGCCCTGGCCAGGATCGGCGTCCGAAGTCGTCGTCGAGAAGTTGAACCGCAGGCCGCCCTTGTCGCCTTGGGCGCCTGTCGGTCCCGTGGCGCCGGTGGGGCCCGTGGCACCAGTCGCGCCCGTGGCACCAGTCGGGCCGGTGGGTCCGGCCACGGTCGACGCTGGGCCAGTCGGGCCCGTCGCGCCGGTGGGTCCTGTGGGCCCTGCCACCGTCGAGGCCGGACCTGTTGGACCAGTCGCACCTGTTGGGCCGGTGGCGCCGGTCGGACCTGCAACCGTTGACGCGGGTCCGGTCGGACCGGTCGGTCCCGTGGCACCCGTGGGGCCGGTCGGCCCTGGCACCGTGCTATTCGCGCCGGTCGGGCCAGTTGGTCCCTGCGAACCCGTCGGGCCTGTTGGGCCCGTGGGCCCTGGGACCGTAGAGTCGGCACCCGTCGGACCGGTGGGACCTGACGGCCCCGTTGGACCAGCAGGACCCGTCGGTCCAGTTGGCCCTGGCAGCGCGTCTTCGATCGCTTTGATGATCGCGGCGGTGACCGTGTTGGCTATTTGGTAGCCAATCTCCACCGGCATCGCCGTGAACGGATGTTCGGCCGCCCGCGTCAGCGTCAGCACGTCGCCCGTCTTCGCCGTGACCCGCGCGACTTCGGCGTTAAAGCTCCTCGGGATCGTGTTCGCCGGCCAAATCGTGACCGCGTAGCCTTGCGCGCCTGGATCTGGGAAGTCGTCACCCTGTCCCGCCTCAAGCGTCAGCGTGAGGCCCGAGGTCGCCGGAGACGGCGCCACCAACACGGCCCCATACGCAAAGTTCTGATGCGGATCAAACGGCATCGGTTATCCCTTCACACCAAATAGAAACGACGCTGCGATGTCGCGCCGGTATCGAAGTACACGCGCCGCCCTGGCACCCAGTAGAGATCCCAGCGCGTCGCGGGGTCGTCGAGTGTCCAGACCTCATTTGGCGACAGTGATCGGTCGTACAGCCTGGCGTGCTCATACACGATGTCTGGCATCGAACCGCCGCCACTGGGGTTTCCCCCAAACACCAAATCGTCGGAGAGCCCGAGGTCGCCCCGAACTGCGACCGACGAGATCTGACGCCCGTTCACGTAGCCATACGTGCGCGTGCCGTCAATCACCGCCGTTAAGGTGTTCCAGACGTTCACTGCAAATCCAGTCGCCACAGAGTCCAGTCCGCCCAGAGAGGCAGACTGAAAGCTCACGTTCCCGGCCGTCTCAATAAACAGCGATAAGTGGCGATTGGCGGTGTCAAACAGTGTAGTAAAGGCTCCCGGCCACGCGAGCGCTTTAAACCTGAGATGCACGCTCCAATTGCTAGCCGAGACGCCCTCGCCTTGCGTGTAGGCGTAGCTGTTTCCCCCCGTGCAATATCCCGCCATGCCACCGAGATCGATCGCCGTCATCACGGGAGGCCCGCTCAGCGTTACCGGAAGTCCGAGCGTGTATTCGCTCGGATTCACCGTCCCGAATAACCACAGCCGCCGCAGGCCGTCGAATTGACGGCTGTCACGATTAAGGAGCGGTCGACCATAAGGCGGTCTCTGCCCTCTTGCGGCACGGCCAGGGATCAGAATCGACGGCACTTAGGTGCTCTGGTACTGCACGCGCGTGTACGTCATCGTGTGGTTCCCACCCGTCGCGTTGAGCGCCACGCCCGTGTTGTGCGTCACGAAGATCACATAGTCGAACGGCATCGAGCCGCCGTTGGCAGCCGCGAGGTCGATCTCGGAGAACTCATAAGCCAGATTGCTGGTCGTCGCGTCCACGAGGATCGACTTCAATAGCACGCCGTAGCCCGCGAGCGACCCGGCACTCTGCACCGTCTCGGCGCTCGCCGTGCCGTCAAACACATCCGGCCACACGGGCGTGCCAGAGGCGTAGGACTTCGCCGGGATCATCCAAATCTGGATCTGCGTGTTGATCGTGGGCGTGGTGCCAACCGTGATCTTCCCGCTGAGCAGGTGCGTGACATCGACGTTCGTCCGGTTGCTCACCGTGTCGAGTTCGTAGCCCGCGACGAATGTGGAACTGCTCCCGAGGCTCGCCAGCCCCGTCGCGGTGATCGTGACGGAATCAGACGGATACTTGATCTTGTAGTCGGCGGCCATTAGCTATTCCGTGCGGCGGTCACGTCTGCCGCGCTGATCGTGCCTTCATAGCCCATCGTCGCGGGCGACCCACTCGACCCGGTGCCTGTGGCGAGGATCTTCTCGATCACGGTCGCGCTGCGCTTCCACAGCACCAGCAACGCCGCCCGCGTATTGGTGCCG